TCGTAGTTATTGGCACTAGTAGGTCGGTCTCCGAAGTACATATCTCCGTAGACGTTGAAGAATGCCTTGTTATTCTGCTTATTCACACCATATTCCACGTACTCCCTATTGGCAAAGGAATAGCTGTTGATGCCGTGATAGAGGCTAATGGATGGCGAATAGGTATCTACCGCCGAGAAGATAAGGCAGTTCTGACGTTCCACATCGGTTCTATTACCGCACTGGTTGAGCACATCACCTTTAGCAGGAACATCGCTAGCCGTGGCGCAATCAGTATCGGAGAGGTCGATGTAATGATACTTCTTTCCTTCCAGCTCCACAGGGTCTTCATCACGACCGATTACCAATCGCCAATAGAAGTGATTGCCAGCCTTGTGATAAGTGCCCTTGCGAACGTTGAATGATTCCGAGCGCACCTGGTCGCCAACAGCGAAATCATTATCCACGGCATTGCCTTCCTGCTCTGCTAAGAAATAGCAACGATAAGCCTTCTGTGACACATTATTGTATGTCACAGTAACTTCTTCTACCTTATGAGCCACCACGCCACCAGCAGGAGAGATTATCTCCTTACCACCGATGGTGGATGTTTTATTGATGACCAGCTCCTCGAAGATAGCCTTCATTCTTACCTCCAAGTAATCTGTGATGAGGTGTGAACGACCTTCTGCATCTGTAGTCCACGAGCCTCCGTTCTCATTGTTGGAGTTACCGATAAGCAATCCACTAAAGAACTTCTGAACCTTCTGAAAGGTGATAGTACCATTTGCGGTATCGTCTTTCAGTTTAAAGAGATACATTTTATCGGTTATACTAGCATTAAAGCTATTGGTATTACTACCACCAACCATGCTAGATAGAGATTTAACAGTTTCTCCTTTTACTGCATCAATAATCTGCTTCGTATCACTCTTTGTAACTTCCAACGAATTAACAAGCTCAATCTCAACTTCTGCCAGCTCATCGTTATCAACCTTTACAGAGTAGTTGCTGACGAAAACTTCGTGACTAATAAGATTTCCATCGCTATCCGAATCGCCCTGTATTTGTATTGACAGCTTTGCATTCTCGTTTAGCTTACTTGCAAAGTCAGGATTTTCTTGCAAGAATATGCGAGAAAACTTAACAGAGTAGTTAAATTGGTCTGTATTGTTTTCGCTCATGTGCTTGACAAGAGCATCATCTAGTCTTTTTTCTGCTGCCGTTACAAGAACCTTTGGTGGTTTGATGCCTGTGATGACAAACAAATCTCCCTTTTGCGGTTTAAAGCCAGCACTTGCGTTTGGCATCACGATACCTAATGTTGATGTGTCCTTTTGAACGCAAATCCAAAGTTCTTCTTTCGTTGAATCTTGGTTTGATTTGTTATCCTTAACGTATGTGTCGTTAAGAATATAATCACCTTTGCTATTCATTTTTCCACTATCTGACTTCAAATTTCCATTTCCGTCAGTAAGTACATTATTGTAGCATTTATTATTTGTACTATCCCAATAACACCCGATAACAAATGAGCAAGCAGGGCATCCGTTACTCTTAATGAGGTTTATCTTTGCAGATTCGCTAGCCAAAGCATGCGCAAACAAGTCAAAGCCAAAATCACCATTAAATTTGTGCAACTTCATATAGAAATAGCTATGAATATAATTTCCATCGCTATCCTTTACGTCACTATCATCTTTATCAAAAGCAACATCTGCAATCTCTCCGAATAACTGTCCTTCCGCATTTACAATTCCATTGATAGTTGGCTTTATATCATCAAAAGTAACAGTTCCTTGATGAGGATTTCCTTTCTTGTACAAGTTTACAAATTCGTAATATCCACTACCGCTTGGCAACTTGTGGGTGTTATTCAAAGCATAATAGAAACGCTCTGCACCTTTCGTGTTGCGATATATAGAAGGCATAAGTACCGATGATGGTGCAATCCATTTTCGACCTGTTACAGACACTTGTACTGCATCATCCTCTGTTCCAGTATAGATTTTATCAAACCCATAAATACCTTCGTCATTTTTTCCGAAGTTATAGTCATACTCTACATATTTTGCAGATGCTATTCCATTAACATAAATACCAGAATTGTCAAGAGGAATATAATTATCACCATTTTTCCAACTATATTCTGAATTTGTGTCAAGAGAAAAAACGACATCACCACTAAAAGAAACCTTCCATGCACTTGAACCATAAAATGTTCTTTTTCCGTCCATAGTGAACACTTTGCAGTTGTATGAAAATATTGCATCAATATCAATATAGAATGTTCCATCTTCTGCAAATTCAACACTACATGCATCACCCAAGTTAGAATCTGTACATACGTTTTTATAAAGGTCGTGATATGTTGTGTATATATTTATGGTTCTTGTTGCACTTGATAGGTTTGTTATATTCTCTTTTTTTTGAATATAGTCAAACAGCTCAAAATTAAACGAGATTTTAGAGAAATCTATAATCTGACCTTTCTTTACATTTATTTTTATACTAACCCAAAACCAACATTTAACCTTTGGATTTTGACTATTGTCAGCTTGCGTAAGATTCTCAGGAGAATAAGTATCTCTTACATATAATGTAGACACATCAACATTTCCTTCGTACTTTCCCTTCTTACTCTTAAAAAGAACAAGATTATCGTTATATTTTGAATATCTCAAATAATCCGATAACGTAACATCTACATGCTCACTTGCTATATTTTTTGCGTCAAATATAGCCTCACCGAACTCATCATCATTAGGATAGTAATATGGCAGATTATCAGATGAACCGTAACCTGTTATCATATCAACTATCTTATAGTTCGCATTCTCCTTAGATACAGATATAAGAGCATCACTACTACCATATTTTATAGGTGTATCGGTTAAGTCGTGCTGTACCTTGCCGACATGACAAACGTTGCCATCCCAGTAGTAATCAAGCTCAAAAGTTGTGTTGATAAGTTGTAAAACATCAGTTAAATATTGGTCTTCAAATGACACTTCCTTAACTTCATCTGTTCCATATCCTTCGTCAACAACAACGTAATATCCCTTGTATTCTTCTGTAGGACGATACAATCCACAATATGCCATTGAACTATTGATGCGAGCAACAAACTCATGGATAGTTCCACCAAACGTGAACTTTGTCTGATTTGAGCGGTATCTGTCTTTGTTCTGTGTATCAACATCATCAACGACAACATCAAAGAACAGAGTGTTATCAAGCAATTCTCTTCTAGATGTGAAAGTGATTTCACTCTTCCACATTCTAGACGTATTATCCTTTGTAGAGTTTGGTGTATATGACGCAAAGAATCTATCTCCATTGTACTCCACGAACTCTTCCTTCTTCCATTGCAAAGGCTCAGAAGAATATATTGTAGCAGTAAGGGTAGGAGCACCACCCATACGCTTTGCATCGTAGGTATATGATGAAACAATAGCAGGGTTAGCTTCCGATGGAAACAAACCGATAATTTCATTACCAGTGTTCTCATCGTAAGTCAACTTCTGTATGTATAATGATTCTGCCTTCATGTTTATTCTTTATTGTTGTCTGTATTCTTTGTCCTTGCGGTAATCTCAGCTTGTTTTTCGGCACGTTCATCTGCCTCTTCTTGCTGAGTCTGCAATCTTACTTCCTCGTCAGGTGCAGAAACAGTATTCTTTTCAACACCAGTCTTAGTAGAAATCAAACCTGCACCGCTCAATGTACAAAGCATTTGATTCCATGCACCTTCATCGAATGGCTGCCAAGGCTTAAATGATGTACTGATTCTCATTTGTCTGAACTCAGTAATTGCAGTAGGATTCTCGCCGCTTGCAACCAACTGCTTTGCCAATCCTTCCTTGAACAGTCTTGAATGTTTGCTGACGAAATTCTGCCACTCGATAGCTGAATTACTAGCCTCCTCAATATCCAAAGAGCGTGTCATTTGAATTGCCAAACCGCTTATATCGCCACTAGACTTAATATCCTTCGGCAAGATAAATGTACATCCTGTAGCAATCTGCAACTGGTCGAGAATTGACTGCATGAACTCAATCATGTTCTGTGGAGAAGGTGGAGTCTTAAACTCTGCGCTGCCATTTCCTTCAATGCTTGTATCATTCAGGATGATAGAACCAGCAATCTTCTTTGCGGTTTCATTGAGCTTCCCCTTGATATAAAGGATTCCCCATCCGTGACGTTTTTGGATGACCGCAAACAGATTATAGATAATCTCGAATAGCTCGATAAGGTCTTGACCGTTATTCCAAGCAACATCACCACGCTTTGTAACAAGTGGACTCTCCGAGAATCCGTGTTTTTCCTTGCTTTCCAAGCACCAGCCTTTCAGTACTTCGTTTGTATCAACGTCCTGAACGAATACATCTGTGAAATGATAATGATATGTCTTATCGTATGCATCAATGTGTCTTACATTATCCTCTGTGCGATAATACACGCAATCAAGAAGCGGTTCTCCATTATCGTCTTTGTGTGTGATAATCTGATAGCCATCTTCATACGAGAATAGCCTACTTTTTACTTCGTTATCCTCATTCATGTAAACGAGTAAGCCCACATCACCATAACTCTGCTGAATACGTATAGCTTGCATTTCGATGCCATCCTGATTCGTCTCATCCCAGTGCCACTTGAAATCGGCAAAGTTCTTTTTGAGCTTATCAGTCGGATTGCTGTCATGCAAGATATGGTTACGTTTATTACCACCTAAACAGAGAGCTTTCTTGTCAACAATACGCTGTTGCATAGGAATGCCAAACTTCTTAAACTCAATCTCGCAATAACTGCCATCATCAAGCTTGCAGCATATAGAAGGTAAGTTCGTATCAAACAATACCCTGTGAGAATAAGGGTCTAACTCCTTCGCAAAACGCTCTTGGCTAACAACTATCTTGCTGATATTTGGGAGCTTTGCTTCTTTTCGGAAGTTCGTCTTAATATCCGAACCATCAGAAGAATCGTTGATAGTAATAGAGCGCGAACCTCTCAAAAACGGCTTTTTCAGAAGCAGTTTCTGCGGATTCTCCAAAAAATCATTAATTATATCTTGTCTCTTTCTACTCATCGTTATTGTCGTTTAATGATGGTTCAACATCGTTGCTATTTTGTGAATCGTTGTTCTCTTGTGGGTCAATCAATCCATAATGTCTGCAACAAGCTTTTTTTGAAGCCCAGTAGTTACATTCTCTGTTTGTAGTAGGACAAACAATATCGTGTTTGCTTGGTACTACGATGATTCGCTTCTGCTTCTGTGACTCTTCCATTTCGAATTTATCATTCAGCTTTACACGTATATCAGTCTGCATCTTCAATGCATCTTTCGGTTCAAGATTTCCATCACTAAGAGCTTGGTCTATCTTGTCGAGCATTTTAAGAAGCTCGTTTTTGTTCTCTTCCTTGGTGATAGCGTTGTTATTAACATTTCCGATACCGAAAGGTTCTAGAACATCTAGCAGTTTCTTGAATCGTGGAGTTTCGTAGAATTTCGCTGCATCCTTTTCACTCTTACGATAAGCAAGACGATACGCTAAAGTCTTATCTTCCAATGCGTCACATAGGATAGCAAACGCAATATCTTTCTCATCGCATTTATCCCAGTCAATCCGCACGGATTCAAGAATCATTTTTATATTTTCTTTTTTCAGCATATATTCTAAAATTAATAGTACAACGTATCATCATAAATGCTCTGTGCATTAGGATTCTTTTCTTCAACATCTTGTGCTGCAAGTCTGAATCCTTCTTGTAGCTCGCTACCATACTCCATATTCAAACATGGGTACATTCTCATTGCGCAAGGGTCGAGTAAGTCCATAGAACGGTCTTTTCCAAGATTTCTGTTCATTTCCTTCTTGCTCTGTAACTTCTTCTTTCCGCTCTGCATCTTATCAAAGCGAACTACCGCACATTCTTCCATGAACTCATTCTGTATGGAAACTCTGTATTTGAGGTTTTGATGCGTATAAACCGCATTTGCAACCTTATCAGAGAATGTGAGCTGTCCTCGCTTAATCATATAACTCAGTCGCAAGTAGCATAGGTCTTTTATTGTCATAGCAGACAAATAATAAATTCCCATTGCCTTTGCCGCTGATATGTAAGGTATAGCATCGGGTATATAGTCATTGAAATACCTACCTGCCGTAGCATCATAGATAATATGGCTTTCTGCTACTCCCTCGTTAGCCGCAAACAGCCTAGCTCTTTCAGCATTGATTCGCGGTGTTGAATGCATAACGATTTCGTAATTGACAATATGGAATCCATTCCACGACAACATCAGAGTATTATCCTTTCCGAAATCTGCCAAGTCGATTGTTATCCATTTGTCACCATTTACGGCTGGGTCTTTTACGAAGCAATCTCGTGCCGCTTGGCTAGGAATCGGAATATCCTCTTCTTCTTCGGGGTCAACATTGAAGTTACCCTCCATAAGAGCTTGTGCCATTCTGCCGCCCGATGCAGCTACAGAACCTAAATAGCCAGAGTTGTTTTCAAGCATCTTCTTGTTTGAACCAAGTTTACCTTGATAGAAAACAAAACTCTTAATCATTACTTCATATCCAAAGTTGCCGCCAATGGTTTTAAGCTTTCTGTCTATATCGATTTTACATTTCTCATAGACTTCTCGCTTAGACATCCCCCAAACAACATCCTTAACAGTCGGTCCTGCACAATAGAAGTATCTGACTACACCATCACGCTCTGGGATGATAAAACCGTCTGAGCCAATATACCAATCAAGAAATATTCTCGTCCAGTGGCTACGCTTCGGGTTAAGTGTTGCAAAGAACTTACCTGTAAACGTCTTGCTCTGACCTCTGTTTCGAGTCATAACGTATGAGAAAACTTCCCAAGTCATCTCCGTCAACTCGTCAATCGCAATCAAATCGTACTCCCATCCTTTCGCGCGCTCTCTCAACTTATCCATATTGGAATCGTCAAGATATGTCAAATCGACAAACGTTCCATTCGGAAATGTAACGCGCGGATTCTCGCTCTCTCTGATTTTCACATAATCAGCTCCGAATATCTGTTTAAACTTTTCTACGAATCCTCCACCTGCTTTTTGATTACCAAGTGAACGGCGTGAAATCATTGCACGAAAATCTGGGTCGGTCATTAACGGCTCTGCCATCGCAAGTACAAGACCATACGATTTGCCTCCTCCGAGATTTCCGCCACCAAAAACAACGTCAACGTTGCTACTTGCAAAGGACATTTGAAAGCCCTCTTGTGGTCTGATTTCTACATCTTTATTCGTGTTCATGCTGCAAAGATACCTAATTTATAATATATAATATAGTGAAATTAATTCTATATTGGTTACGTAACAAATAGAGTTTCTAAAAACAAATAAATCAACACATTATTTAATTATCTTTGCAGCAGAATTTTAAAAATTAGTAATATGAAGTTTACAAAACAACAACTTTTAGACACCCTAAAAGCAAAGCTCACTGCAAACGGAAAACACCTTTCCATCAGTGAAAAGACAATCAAGAGTTTGAGTGATTCCCACTTTGACCTCTTAGTTGGTGAAGATACAGAGTTAGATGATTTGGTGAAGAAGATTTTGCCGCAGTATGTTTCCCTTAACGGCAACTACGAGAAGGACAATGCCGACTTCATCAAAAAATGGAACGACGAGCATCCTGACACCAAGCCAAATCCGAAGGATGATGACAAAGAGCCTTCGGCTGTTGAAAAGAAGCTTTTGGAACGCTTGGAAGCTCTAGAGAAGAAGGATGCAGAGTACGAAGCATCTAAGCTTGTATCGCAGAAACGTAGTGAACTTCTCGCCAAGTTCAAGGAGAAAGGTATCAACGATAGCAAGTGGATTGACAAGTACATGAACAAGTTGAACCTCACCAAGGATTCGGACATCGAGCAGGAATTTACGGATGCGGAAGAGTTTTACAATCTCTCTCATTCAAAGCCAAACAACAACACTCCAGGTAGTGCTGGCGGTGGTGACAATGACAAGGCTGACGATTTCTCTGATGTTGTGGGTATCGTGAACCCTGACGCAGGCGAATAACATTATTCATTCACTATTAAACAAATTTACAAATTATGGCAGCAGCAGATGATTTCTATTTGAAGCATGGGTATGGCGGTCACTTTGGCGGTCGTACACTTATCCAAGCGCATGGTAAGATTGGCGGTCATAGAAGCGTTTTCATTAACCTCGTAAGCGGTAACAAGGACGCATTCGTTTACCCTCCTTTTGGTGGTGTTATCACAAATCCGTTCAAGGGTCGCGCTAAGGCTTACGCAGGTGATTTTTGCGAGTATGACCCAGATACTTACGGCAAGAATGGCGGTCAGACCGTCAAGATTTTGAAGTATTACGAGTTGGCAAAGGCAGCTACAAACACCGACACTGATATTTTGGTTGTCAATGATGGCTATCATCACATTCCTTTTGCAGGTGATAATATCATGGTGGCACAGTCAGACTTTACGAAGAAGTCTTTGGGTGTTACCATTACAGCTGTAGAGAAAGCAACCGAAGGTGGCAAGGATGTTTGGAAGCTCTCTCTTTCAGCAACTCTTGCAGTTGCATTGAAGGTTGGCGATATTCTCGTAGAGGCAGAAAAGGCAGGCGCAGCCGTAGCTCCTATGGTTACAAATCCTAACACTTACTTCGACCGCGATAACGACTTCTTCTATGACCCTAACTTGTCAACCAATGTTGAGGAAGGCGAGGGTGCTCAGTACTCTTATACTCCAGCATTGATTAAGGATTCAAGAGTAATCTTGAACTTGGCAAAGTGCAACAAGCTTCCACCAGCCGTACTTGCGATGAACACAAGAACAGAAAACGGATGGTTCGGATTCTAACCGCTCCAATTCAATAGGATAACAATAGGATAACATATCATTAATTTAAGTATTCAGGATATGCAACAATTTGATTTTAACAATTCGAGATACGCCAAGTTGTTCTCTTCTAAGGATAACATCAACTTTCTGAGAACCTTCTTGAACACCAAGGGGTTGCTCTATACCAACTATGGCTGGTATCTCACACAAGGTCGTAGAGCTTCTATGCCTACACCTACAGACTACGATGGCGTGGCTTCATTCAGCATCAAGTCTCGCAAGGCAGAGGCAGCTCCTTTGATGCACCTTCGCGCTCCACTTGGTGATGCTCCAGAAATGGATAACGAGGGTTTGGAGATGTACACAGGTACAATTCCAGACTTTATCGGTTACAAGTGGTCTGAGAACGCAAGACAACGCGAGTATAAGCAAAAACTCTTTGAGCAGTTCGGCAACGATGCAGACCTTATGGCTGCTTGGGTGCGCGATGTTGTTCAGGTAGGTAAGAACTCAGCAGAAGCAACACTCTCCAACTTGACTGCACAGATTCTGACAACTGCAAAGATGAGTTGGAAGGGCAAGGGTGAAGGTTTGCAACAGTTCTTGCAGAAGGTTGAACCATTCCCAACAGAGAACCGCAAGAAGGCTGGTGCAAAGGCTTGGACTGACCCAGACTGCAACCTTATCTCACAGATGAGAAAGATTGAGGACGATTATCGCGATGAGCGTGGCGGTACTGAGATTTCTCTCGTATGGAAGATGACTCGCAAGATGTACCGTGATGTATTCTTACAGAACAAGGAGGTTAAGGAGTGGTACATCAACTGGTGCAAGGCTCACGACCGCGCATATACTGCTAACATGCAGATTTTGGACGAGGACTTCAAGAAATCACTTTCCGACATGACAGGTCTTTCTCCTATCGAGATTGTCGTTGAGAAGGAGCGCAACAAAACTGTTACAACTGACACATTCGTGCAAGGTTGGGATGATAAGATTGTTGTACTTTGCCCTACTGGTGATAGCGTTGAGTTCAAGTGGACTCCTATCTACGACCAGACACTTCAACAGAAGTATGGCGCAAAGAACATTGATGTTTCTTGGGCTTCAATCGCTGACGGACTCGTTACCGTAGGAAACTACGCAATGGATAACGGTCAGTTCCGCGAGTGGCAGACTAAGGTCATGATGTCGGCTTGCCCTGCACTTCTCGACTTTATGAACCACGTAATCATTGACACCTCAACAGCAGGTAATTAATGGTGGCTCACTCACAATATACGATAACATTTAATTCATTTATCTCTCAATGGCAGCATCGAAGTTTGACATATTGGACTATTTGAGCGGCATGACTAACTTTGTCTTTGACAAGTCGGCATTAAACAATGTCGCTTTGGATTGCGGCGTTTCTTCTGTCGAGTCTTATTTGGACTTGACAGAAGAGCAGAAAGACAGATGTAAGATAGCACTCTTGGAAAAGATTGTATTCGGTGTCTATCAGACTGCATCAACCACAAACCAACATGGCGCATATACTCTTACAGTAGGTGCTCAGACCATTACATCGGCTGCATTGCTGAGTATCAAATCAGAACTCAAAAGACTTTACAAGAAGTATGGAGAGGATGAAAAACTTGATGCTCTCAATGAAACCGATGGAGAGGTTAAATGGATTGAAGAAACAGATTGGTAAGCTATGTACACTGACAGAAATTCTTTGGATGAATATGCCTATCATGGTATGTTCTACCGCTCGGAACAAAAACCGAAAGAAGATGGAGACCTTATCGGAAGCGATGGGGATATGTTAGGCGATACTGATACTAGTGCAGGTGAGTCAGAAACAGAAAATGTAGAAACTATCATTTTTGAAACTGATTGCGATATTCAGGAAACCAACAAACTCTTTAATTCGGGTGTTGTTACGCTAGGATATACAATCTATTTTCCGATGCCAACGAAAGAAGGAGAAGACGGAAAAGATGAAGAATATATTCCTGAAGGTTTGAATGCTGGCATTCGTTTCCGTGGAAAGATGTATGGAATGGACGTTGACGGAATGGTTATTGGCGTTTATCCGACACAGATGCACGGATGTGTAGCTTACATCAAGGGTACTGATATTTAGTTTTTTCATCATAAGGTAAAATGTATTTAGGATAACAAGGTATGGCACAGAGGATTAATCGCAGATTGTCTCGAATTGAGAATTTCTTTTCGATGCTTCTTACTAAGGGAAAAATCTCAAACAACATATTTGTTGGAGAATTGCCACCTACAACTAGTAAGAACTGGGATGATTTTGTCAATGTGGACGTAGGTCAGCAAAGAGATTATGGTGGTTATTCCTCTGGCTATGCTAACATTTATCTCTATGCAAGACCAAAGGGAACTCCACTGAGAAAGAATGTAAAGTTACTTGACAAGATGGAAGGTATTCTTGACAAAATCATTGATGAATCAAGAGACGCAAACTATACAATCAGTACATTATACCGTGATAGCGGATATGATTCAAACCGCCAGTTTCATTTTCAGATTATTGCTGTTTCGGTTATTGTACGTTAATTATTTCATTTATTTAGGATAACAATTTAAACTCATAACAATATGGCAACGAAAGTTACAAGTACAGGCGCAGGTGCAATCAAGCTCTCTAAGCCTTCACACATTATTGTTCGTCCGTTCAATGGTAATGCGGCTGGTGACGATTACTACGATTTGGACGATGTTGTTCGCGACACCACATCTATCTCTCAGGATGATAACGATACTACCGATATTGAGCGCGAGACTTCTGATACTCCTATCATGTCTATCGTGACAACTGGTAAGTATCAGTTTGCTGCCGAAGTTGCAGATACTCAAGCTTCTGTATTGACTGCATTGTGCGGCTTTACAAAGGGTACTGATGGTAAGATTTACGCTCCATCTGGTTACAAGCTGATGTATGCAGAGGTTGCAGTAGTTTTTGACAACGCAGACGGTACTACACACACAGCATTGATTCTGCCTAAGTTGCAGCTCAATTCCAAGACAACCATTGAGTCGCTGAACTCTAACTTGGCAAAGGTTGCATTGGCTGGCACAGGTCAGTTGGTAGAAGTTAAAGATGGAAGCGTAACTCGCAAGACACCATTCTACATTGACCCTGCATACACATTGCCAGTTGCTGGTGCATAGTGTAGATTCTTCAACAATTCTCGACTATATACAAGGGGCGGCGGCTTTAATGCTGTCCGCTCCTTTTTAAGTTTTATCATTTATGGCTGAAACATTATACAAAAAAGCATTAAAGCTTATTACGAAGGAATTAGACAAGGATGCAAAGAATGTGTTAAGAGAATGTATTCAAGAAATTACGTACACACATCGAACATACAACCTCTATGATTCTTACGGATATGGCATTTACGTCGAAGGCAAGCTTGAAAAGATAGGTTACTTATCATCCTCACCAAAAGCATCCAAAGGCAAGAATTGGTATGGAGAAGAAATTAAAGGTCGTGAGGCGATAAACGAATATCTCAAAAACGATTATTCCCCTAGTGGAGTAATTGATTTGGCTGTCGTTGCGACTATGCCCTATGCTAAGATATTGGAAGATGGCGGTGGTAATCTGAAACAATCTTATAGAGTCATTTCTATGTCGTTTCAAAAGCTACAAAACCTATCCAAGAAGTATAATGGAACAGTAAGTGTGATTAGAAAGTAATTCATATATATGGGAAAAGTATATAGAGCACAAAAAGACCCGAATAAGGCTAAGAAACAAGCTGTAGAAGACGAGAATAAGGTGTTGCCTAGTTCTCCTTTGTCTGATGCGGCAATGGAACGTCTGGCGCAAATTATGAATGATTCTCCTACAATAGTAAAGCTACAAGGTACAGAGTGGGAGATAAGAGCATTGAAGCCAGGCACTCAATGGATGATTGCAGAGGAGGCTTGCAAGATAGTCAAGGGCGAAAACTTATCAATGGGTGACGTTATCAAGGAGTTTGCTATCAATATTCCATCTGTGGCAAGAGTAATCACACTATCCTTGCTCAATGACAAGAAACGCATTGATTCTGAGGAATACCAACAAGTTTACGACCAGTTGCTTTGGGGAGACTATGACATCAAGGATTGGGCAACATTACTCGTTGAAATTCTCAATTTGCTAGATGTGGATTTTTTCTTCGCGAGTACCAATGTGATTCAGACCGTCCGCAATCAAGCTCTGATGAGGAAGAAGCAAGCAGCCGAATTATCCCATCACGAACAGAATACGGACAAATGATAGATTTCTTACGTGCCAACACATGGTGCTCGCAAGAAGAATATAAGTGGAGAATGACCATTCCGCAGATTCGCCTTGCGTCTATGGATTTTACTCATATAGAGTACATATCGTCAGATAAAGGCAACAATCAGAAGAACGACAAATTAAAGAATGCAAAGGTAATCAATGGTGCAGAGGATTTACGAAATCTCAATGACCTTGGAATACCTATTTTATAAACTCTTAAACTTTTGAATTATGGCAGATTCAGCATTAGGCAGTGCTCTTGTTATACCAGAGTCCGCATTGAAGAAAATCAAAGAGGCTGATGATAAGTTGCAGAAGTTACAAGATACGGCTAAAAATACCGCGTCTAGTGTAACACAATCTTTCAAGGATATGTCTGTTGGTACTAAGCCGTTCCTTAATTCTTTAGACCAAGTTATAGCAAAACTCGCAACAATCAACGCATCTGCTTCAAATGCAAGCAGTGGTATCTCAAACGTAGGTGCGAGTGCAGGTAACATGAACAATAACATTACGTCAGCAGCACAGAACATTCAAAATATGGTAGCACAGCTATCTAAGATGAATGGTTCTGGCACTAGTGGTATTATGCAAGCGGCACTTGCATTTCAGAGATTACAGGAATCGGCAAAGGGTGCTAGCGGTATGAATATTGCTGAGTTAAAGCAAGAAATTGGTTCTATTGAAAGTATGTTGCGAGATACAACACAAAATCTCACCAAGGCAGACCAAGATGCACTTATTAAGCGAAAGAAGTCATTACAGGATGAGTTACGATACCAGCAGCAGATGTATAATGAACGTGCTGTTGCTTTTCAGAAGGCTCTTGATAAGATGGTTAGTGCCGAACAATCTTACAATAACAAACAGAGAAAGGCATACGCTGATAGAGCAAAAGACTATCAGACGAGAAATAACAAGGCAAACACTACATATCAAGGCGCGCTTGATTTCTCTGCTACTGCAAATACGCTCAATCGCCAAGTACGCGCTATAGAATATCTGAAAGAAGCTCGTATGAAGTTGTCTCAAACCGATGCTGATTATAAGCGAAAATTGGATATTCTCAATGCTGCAATTGAGCAACATAACAAAAACTTGAAAGAGGCTGGTGTTAATTCTCGCGCGTTGACCGAACAAACATCATATATGGCTGGATATATGTCACGTTGGGCACAACGTATGGCATTTGCATTCTCAGTGGGTTCTATCAAGAATTTTGTCGAGCAGATTGCATCAGTCAGAGGTCAGTTTGAACTTTCAGAGCGTTCACTCGAAGCTATCTTGCAGAACAAGCCAAAGGCAGACGAGATTTTCAACAAGACAGTAGAACTTGCCGTTAAATCACCTTTCCGTATCAAGGACTTGGTGGATTACACACGACAACTTTCCGCTTACAGAATTGAGTCTGATAAACTTTATGATACAACCAAGCGACTTGCCGATGTTTCAGCAGGTCTTGGCGTTGATATGGGAAGACTTATCCTTGCATACGGACAAGTCAAGGCTGCTGCATACCTTCGCGGTTCTGAGGTTCGTCAGTTTACTGAGGCTGGTATCAATATGTATGGTGAGTTGCAACAATACTTTAAGGAAGTTAAGGGAGAAGCGTACACGACCGCGCAGATTGTTGATATGATTTCCAAGCGTAAGGTTACATTTGAGGATGTTGAGGCAATATTCCAACGTATGACTGATAAGGGTGGAACATTCTACAATATGCAAGAGATTCAGGCTGAAACTCTCCAAGGTAAGATTTCCAACTTGAAGGATGCTTTCGATGTGATGCTCAATGATATTGGCAAGGCTAACGAGGACACAATGAAGGGAATGGTAAGCTGGAGTACTTCTATGCTTAATAATTGGAAGACTCTTGCAGAGATAGGAAAAGCTCTTATACCTATTCTTATTGCTCTAAAGGCTAACTCTATGTTTGCAAAGACTAGTATCGGACAAGCTTTTTCGCAAGCATCTGGTACTGGTATCGTGAGGTACAAGGCTCTTTTCGTAAATTCCTTAAATGGAATGAAAAAAGCTCTCAAAGATTTTGGCGGTCTCGTTAAGAGTTCATTATCAGGTATAGGCGTAGGTCTCGCTTTTTACGCTGTAGCAGAAGTAATAACTACTGTTTATGATAAGATTTCCAATTACAACGAAAATGTACGTAAAGCCGAAGAAGAAACCATAAAGGCAAAGGGCGCAATAGGTGCTTTGGCTGGAACGTACAACGACCTAGCAAATGCAGCCACAAATACAAATGGCAAATTAGAAGGAAAGGATTTAGAAAAGAATGTCGAAGATAGACGTACAACGTTACAAAAGCTTATTGATGCCGCATCAAAAGACGGACTGACTTTTAAAATCAATGTAGATAGTCTCGATGCAAACCAACTTAACGCTACTTTCAGTAAGGTTGAAAAAGAGTATAAAGATTTCATTGATAGCATTGAGGTTATCAGAAGAAATTACGACAAGAATGATGCAAAAAACACTTGGTTTACTGATGGACTTGATGATGATGCAGACGATTACAAAGATGCTGTGATTGATGCTCTCGCAAAGTCTTCACAAATGGAGAGAGTTGTAGCAAACATTAACGCGAACTACAAACAAGCCACTTCGACTACAAAGAAATACTTTGATGAGATACGTGCAGGTCAAAAGGATAACGAATCCAACATTGACTATATGACACGTATGTATGAGTTGATAAAGAAAATCAACATAGCACAAGGCGGCAGTGACTATAAAATGCCATCTTTCATTGGTACTTCGCAAGCAGATTTCAATGACCTTATCCGTGCAATGAACAGCGTGCAAGATAAGGCGCAAGAATTGAACAGCGAATTTGATGCAGTATTTGGAGACCTTAGAAAAAAATATAGCAATAACCCTATAAAGATACAGGGCGTAATTGACAGAATTGCAGCCGAGCGCGATTGGAGTCAATACGAGAGAGACCTTGCTTATAGGCACTTTGGCATCAATGTGTATATTGATAGAGCCAATATGGAGAAGCAAGTATCTTGGGTTGATGATTATATCAATGATTTCTTTGCAAAGAAAAAGTATGGCATTAGCCTCGTTGTCAAAGAAATTGATGACGATAAGGCTTTTGAAGGTTTTCTTGGGAAAGGAGACCAAGCAGCAAAGGCTGCAAAATCTTGGAAAGAAGTTGAAAAGAGACTCGCTGCTGTTGGCAAAAACTCGCCTACAATAACAGTTGATGATACTATCCGAAAGATATTCAAGGCTGGTGAAATTGGAGCAAACCAAATGGTAATTTCTGTAGCCAAGGTGAGAGCCAAGGTTAGGGAATTGAAGCAAGCCGCGACTCAGCAAGCGTTAGCTTTGGGTGTTAACCCTTTTGAGGTTGATGCTAAAAAAAATAGAATCAAGCAAGATAAGGCACAAAGAGACATCTTGCAAGAGCGCATTTCTCTGTTAAAGGATATGAGTTCTGAATATCAGAGACTCATTAAATACGAAGGCGAAGAGCAAGCTACAGCCGATATTCGTAAGCACTTTGCGTTGGCGGCAAAGAATGTTGGTATGAATATAAACAACTTTATCCCAGACCGCCAAACTATTGCAAAGAAGATTGAATATCTTGCAAGCCAATATAAGGAACTCGGAAAGCGTGGCAGCGCATTACGCAACGCTACCGAAATCCGTCTTGATATTGATGAGGAATATTTCAAGCAGCAACTTGACGATGCGAAGAACAATGCGCAAGAAGCATTCTCACAGCTCGATTTGTTTAAGAATCTCAAAGGCGAAGGTCTTTCTGATAGCATCATCAAAAGTATGTTCGGGGATTTGACTTCTTCTTTCGATGATGTGCGCAAGTCTATTACAGATGATTTTGAAGCAAAATGGGGTAAAGACCAAACTAAGTGGGGTGATGATGTTGCAAAGGAATACACGTCACAAATGCAGAAACTTGATAAGGAAATCTATCAAGACCAAGTTAATCAAGCGCAAGAGCTGATTAAGGCATACAAGCAGCAGCTTTCCGACCAGTTGCAATTGGATAAGTGGTACATTGAGGAAAAGCAAAAAATCCAAAACAATGCGAATATATCCAAGAACAAAGATTTGCAGAAGCAGCTTCAAGATAACCTTGATAAGCAATATGCTTCAAAGACAGATACTAATTCTTGGAAAGATTTTCAGAATAGCGATATGTATATTTCTATCTTTGAGAATCTAGACCACACATCAAACCGAGTGCTTACTGCAATGAAAGCGAGACTTGAAGGATTGCGTTCTTCTCTAAAAAATCTCACTCCAGAGCAATTAAAACAGATAGTTGAGCAGATTAACAAGATAGATGCTTTACTTGTTGAGAGAAATCCTTACAGTAAAATTGGTAAGAATTTCAAGGAATACCTGAAATTTGCCAAACAGCGTAAAAAGCTAGAGGAAGAATACATTGATGCTACCCAAAAAGAGCAGATATTGAAAAACGACCAAAGCAACGCGAATAAGGATGCCGAAAATGCAGAGATTGCTTACAATAATGCAGTAAGAAAATATGGTGTTGCTTCAAAAGAAGCCATTCAGGCAAGAATCCTTTGGGATATTGACAAGGAAAGACTTCGTGTAATAACAGACCAACTTGTAGCACAAGGAAAGATAACAGAAAAGCAAGCAGAGCAGATACGAAACGGACAGAAGTTGCAGAAGACTTTGCAACAGCAAGTTCAGACTATCGGGCAAAACTTCTCTGATGCAGCTAGTTCCGTTACAGAACTTTTTAGCGCATTGAATGACTGGGGTGCTAACATCGAAATGTCTGACGATTTATCAGAGGTTGTAGATGGAATCAGTAAGATTGGTTCTTCTCTTGAAGGTATTGATATTACTAGACCATTCTCTGTTGTCAAAGGTACGATAGGTGTTATCGGCGGCATCGGAAAAACTCTTGGCGGCATCTTCGGATGGGGAACAAAAGATAAAAAGCTGCAAAAGCAGATTGAAAATCACCAAAAGGCGATTGAAAAACTGCGAGAGAGATACAGCGAACTCAAAGATGCTATGGATAATGCTTTTGATATTGAACGTTTGGCACAATACAATGATGAGATGGTTAAGAATCTCAAAACTCAGAATGCCAACCTTGAATCAATGATAAAAGCAGAGCAGGACAAGAAGAAGACCGATAATGATAAGATTGAAGAGTACCGCAAACAAATCGAAGCCAACAACAAGGCTATCGAGGAGGCAGAACAAAGTCTTACAGAGCAACTTGGCGGATTCGGAACAAAGGCTAACTATAAGTCGGCAGCAGAGGAGTTTGCAAAAACTTGGGTTGATGCTTACAACGAAGGAAGCGATGCTCTCGAAGCACTTAATGATAAATTCGATGAGTATATACAGAACCTCATAGTTAAGCAAGCCACACAACGTATTGTTGGTAAGATGGTAGAGCCGTTACTCAAAAAGATTGATAATGCGGTCGAACAAGGAGGCGAAGGTGGAAATAATGGATTAGATTTGGTTAAAGCTGAATTGGATGATATTATGACAACTGGCAAGGATAAGCTAAAAGGTGTTTCTGATATGTTGAAATCGTTCGTTGATGGATTAGGATATAAACCAAAAGGCAGTTCAAATATCTCTGCTTTGCAGCAAGGTATTCAGTCTGTTACTGAATCAACCGCACAGGCGTTGGAATCGATACTCAACAGCCTACGATATTATGTAGCTACTCAACAAGCAGATGTCCGTATCATTCGCGACACTCTGTTAGAAAAGCTCGGAAATAGTATCAACGCGATAACACAAGACACTTCAAGCAGTCCTGTACTCATTGAGTTGAGATTGCAGACAACAATACTTACTGATATTCGCGACACCTTGGCAAGCTGTGTGAAGGGCGGTCACAAGCAAGGAAGAAATGGTATCAAGGTATTTATGAATTAGTTTTCAGTGTTCTATACATAAAATTAGGGCAAGCTCGGTTTCACAACTGAACTTGCCCTTTTTAATCAACATAAATCTAACTAAACCTTAACTAATATAAAAAGTAAAATTACACTTTATGTCTGTGTACCGCCGTACACTCTGTAAACAAGAAAATAATATAAATATTTTTACCAAACTTTGCTATTTAAATGAGCTGTAAGACGTTATTTTTGTTCATCCTTACAACTATTCCACTCTGACACATAAATCGTTCCTAGCGTCATATTTGCGTCATCGTAGCCAATGATTTTAACATCATTATCCTCTCCGTACTCTATAAGGTCACATTTTCCTTTGCATTCGATGCGAACTTCACTCTTTCCGCACACGTAAATGCGAGTAACCATATTCTCAGGAACTTCAATTTCCAAATCCATGCAGTACGCGACAAGAATAATCGTAGAGCGCGCCTTGATAACTCCATGAGCACCTATATACATTTCGCTGGTATATCCGTGCTCGTTACATTGATAGAATCCATTGGCAAACTCACCAAACTCTTTCAAAAGGTACTCTTTTGACAATCCCCATCCGAAAGCAATAGAATCAGCCATAAACTCAATTCCGTTTGAATCAAGAGCCATATTTACCAATTCTCGCTTACTCGCGGCAGAATCCCATTTCCCTTTATATTCTCCACACAATCCCAATCTTAGGGCATTGCGCTTCAATGTCAATAATTCATTGCTATTCCCCATACCATTCTCTCAATCTATCGTTAATTAAAGTGCTCACATACGCATAGGTTTTATCGTACCCGACAAGTTCGTGACACTTGCGGACACACCGCATAGCAGATTTCTCATTGATGTCCGCGCGCTGTGCGATAACGGCATAGGAAAAGCCATAGCGATTGTGTAGAACGTCAAGAACAAAGTTCCTTGCTACCGCTCTCGCAAAAGGAATGTTAGTATTGCCAACATATAAATCGTCTGCATTCACTCCTTCCTTTTCCTCAATACGCATAGCCGTGTTCACTTGTTCGCAAACCATCCGCTCTACCTTATTCATCGTATCATTACCTAAATATATCATAGCCGTTATATCTTATTTTTATCTTTATAAACGTAACCTACCGTATCACAAGGATATTTATCGTCTGGTGATAAAACACCTGCATCTTCCATCTTCTGTCTGAAATCCATAGAAACCATAGGAACTAACTTGTGAAGTCTAGAACCATCGGCGGCAGCCCAAATAGGCTTTAGATATTGAACAGGATTCTTAACCTTTACACCATCCCATTTGATTCCGTTCTGAATGAATGGTATAAAGATACCGTCTCGTTTCACTCCGTTGGCATCACACATTCTTACAATCCTGTAATCTCGGAATAGTCCGTATTTCAGTTCTATATACCATTCATTATACATAAGCTATTCCTTTCCTTGGTTAAGAGCCTCGGCTGCTTGCTCTGCCAATATAGCCTGCTGACCGTGCTCAAAGTTCTTCTTTAAGTCTTCCTCTGTCTCTTCGGAAACTGGAGTGTTCATTACAGTTTCCAACTCTTTCTGCATACGACCGAGGTAATCCATCTTGTTCTTTGCGAACTTTGCAGCATCATCTGCATCAGTGAACGCTGTAATCGGATGAGTAATGTTGGCTTCTGTGATGATAACCATACTATCAAGCATATCCTGATAAGTAACATCTGTCTCAGGGAAAATATCATTTTCTTTCCCCTTTACTTCGTTCTTCATCGCGACAAGATTTTCAAGCCACGCGAATGTTGTAGTGGTAAGCGCGTGTCCTTCCATATCAACACCGCCCCAACGCTTAAAACGTGCTTCAAATCCAATATGTGTGTGGAAAATAGCACAATCCTTCAAAATTACGATGAAGAAATGCCCGAAGTCGGTAACACTTTCAACATCTTTTCTGTTGATTCCGACAACAACTTTAAGCAAACCTGCATTGTTGTCAACAGTCTTCTTTTTTGCAATTCTAGCCATAACTATATATTTATTTTTGTTCTACAATCGTTTTGTACTCGAAACTAATGCAAGATGGATTCTCCTCAGAAGTAAATCTAACCTCATTAGGGTCATTGCAAACCCCATCTTTGAAGAAGAAACAATCCTTGCAAGTATATACTAGCGGAATAATGTCTCCGCAAGCATCATCGTCAGGATTTACGTATGTATATAAGTTTTTGCCCATGCAATATGGGAACTCAGAATCTTCATCATTCAACAATACACAATCCTTGCAAGTGTAATCAGTCTGTTCCATGTTCCAATAATTTTATTTCGTCTTGGATATAAAACACTGCCTTACGCAAGTCCTCGATGCGCTTCTCGGTCTTGGTCTTGTTACCATCCACCTTATCCTTGCGCAAGAGATACTTGATAGCGTTCCCTGTATTGAAGTCAAGGTGTCTGCAAATATCCAAAGGCTCGACACCACACAAATCCTTTAACCACGCATAATGGGATGGGTGAGACACTTGCTCCGTCTTTTTGTTTGCTGTTTCTCCTTCACCTTTCGTTACTATATCGAACTTTGTACCAAACGTCATAATATCTTCCTCGCGAAAACGAGCGATATACTTGTAATCTGTGCTAACAGATGTGCATATATAAACATCAGCATCCTTTTTCTCGGCATTGAACAGAATAGGGGTGCTGCCGCTCTGAATACCTATAGGGTCAAAATTACATTTTAAGCAATCTTTTTTTGTGATATAAAATCGCAGCCCAACCTTAATATCTTCTTTCTTAATCATAAACTATTTATTTTTACTATTCAAACAAAAAGCTCTATGAGCCATAACGTCTGATGGGTTATGAAAAAGGATAATACAAAAATCACCATGTTCTTTTGTATGAACATTTTGCAAACCACATTCTTTGATAAATCCATTACCGCTAATATAAGGGTTAAGAATCTCGCGAATTGCGCTGTTATGGCTTGGCTGAACAATAATAACACCACCAGTTTCTCGAAGTTCTTCCAGTTTCTTCCACTGAGCTTCTATATTTTCGTCTCCATAGAATAAATCATAGCCATAAGGCTCTGTGATTTCTCTATCTATTCCCATTCCCAAAGGAATGTCAATTACAATAATCGGTTTCATAAGCTATTTCTTCTTATCTTTAATTTCTACGAAATCTCCAATTCCCAAACGAGCATTGTTGATGCAAGACGCAATCCAACCAATTAAGTAGGCAGAAGGCTCGCCGCCGTGTTCCAAGTCAGTATATTCCTCGATGGCATCGCAGACGTGAGAAGCTTCATGGCAGCAATAGTCCATCGACATAACCTTCTGACACGGAAACGATACAAGAACGCCGCGCCTTCTGTCGCTCTTTCTGATTGCATCCGGAATACGTAACGCCGCCGTAATCAATATCGGGAGCCTTGCACTTGTCAAAACAGGAATCTATCAGCTCTTTCAGGTCTTTACCGATGTGTACCCAAAGCTTCAAAGGGTAGATTCCGTTTTCGTATTCGTAATATCCTTTCTTCTTCATATTCTCAACTATTTTTGTTTTGACACAATCTCGATAGCAGACAATAATGTCTTTTCGCTGATACCTTTTCCACTACCAACACCATCTTTCTCTATCTTCTCAATAGAACTCTTTATAGAGCATACTGCATCATTTATGCTATCTGCACTACTCATTGTATTTTCGATAGCTGATTGTAGCTCATCGAAACGCTTGTCTATATAGTCCTTCAATCTTTCTTCGTGCTCTATAACGGTTACAGAGTTTGAGATTTTCCCGTGCGCCCAGCACCTATCTATGCATTCGTAATAATCACCTTTTTCTTCGCTGTGCTTTTTACCAGATACAACTCTTAGCTCAACAAAATTTTCTCCGTCCATTACCGCATAGACACCATCTCCAAATGGATATAGTTCGGCTTTTTCGAAATCCGACCTACTTTCACATCCTTTGTAAGCGACCTTTCCTAAAACATTAACTCTAATTTCCATATCTCAACTATTTATTATGTAACCTACCAATATGCCACTTTGAGCAAACCTTGCATAAGTAAGGATGCCAACCAAGTGCCTTCAACCTCGGAATCTGATTCAGAAACTCCCAAGCATCATCCTCTGTCTCATAAGCAACCTTTGCCTTCCATGAATGAACCTTCTTAGTCCAATGTTCGGGGTCTGGTTTGAACGGCGGTACTTTATTAGGATTGTGATGGTTATTCCTCATAGCTCAATGATATTAATGCAACTATCATCAATCGCGATATAGCAACCAAGTGTCTCGCGTCTGTAGCCGCCGAAATCAATAAGTATCTCAGAATCTTCACTTGCGCAAATAAACTCTTTGTTGGCAAGCAATTCATCCTTCGTAATGGTTTTCTTAACCTCACTAAAATAAATTCTTCCAACCATAGGTGCATTGATAATGCCGCCGATTTTTACAACATCATCATCCGATGTTATATATATGATAGGTAAATCACCTTTTGCATTCTTAAATTCCGTATTATTTAAAAGCTCTGATTTAGTCATAATCTGTTATTTTTTAGTTGATGATGGTTTGCGACAGCGTTTCTTTGTCGTGTCGCGCTTGCTAGCAGTATAATCCAATGCCGATTTCTTCGGTCTTCCTGGTTTTCGCTTTACAGGAACAGCTTCTTTATTCGGCAACTGCAACGTCTCACATTCCTCATCTTCGCCAAATTCGTTCTCAAACTCTCTTCCTTCACGCTTCTCTGAATCGGCATCATAGGCACGTTTCCACTTGCGCTTGGCAACCTTCAACTGCTCTTTTTTGAATGCCTCTGATTCCTCATGAAGTTTATCGTAGTCTATCTCAGGTGCATCAAACTCACCTTCAATACTGCATTCGGGAGTTTTCTCAACGTCCTTTGATTCCATTTCCTGATGAATGCGGTCTTCCTCTGAAATGTATGGCTCATCGCCAACTTTCTGCTTATGACTGGCATTATACTCGTCAATGAACTCTTTTATTTCCTTCTTAGAGCATCCATCTTTCCTCATTTCAGCTAACTCAAACTCGAACTTCTGACGTTCAATGTCCTCAAATCTCGTTCCATCCAAATCGCTTCCTTCATTGAGTACGTTGATTTTCTTGTTTTCCTCATCAGCTCTCATCTGTTTGGCAATGGCAATCTCCAATAACGCGTGATTAACGTCCGATTCCGTCATTTCATCGACCTCATAAGCCCTAGGGTCTTCACCAAGCTCGTTTTTCAGAAAGTTCTTCTTTGCTTCGATGCATCCGCTCGGCAAAAACTGAGCCTCATCAAGATACATGTAAGGATGAATGCTCTTGATAGACATGATAGGACTCGGTGTACCGAAGTCTTGCAAAAGCTTCATGTATTTGTCTGCATTCTGCTGATAAATGCAGTAGCATTCCTCCAAATTGCGCTTCTGAACAAGCACAACTGCCATTATCCAGAATGGGTCTTTACCATCCGTGTAGCGTTTTGGCAATCCCTTCGTCTGCAACGATGCCGCTTCCAACGCCCTGTCAAGTGATTCTTCCTTTATTCGCATACATTCTCAACTGTTTAAAAGCATCCACCGACCGTAGAAGGAACTCGAACCTTCTGTTTGCCTAGACTTGTATGGAGATACGTCCTACCGCCTTGCGGATGCTGTCGTTTCTATTTTCCGCCATTCTTCAACCAATCTTCAATCGTGGTACTGTCACCATCAAACGACTGACCGAAGACGTTTACCAACTTAACCGAACAAAGCAGATACGGAATGTTCTTGATGTTATCCGTTGATGGCTCTGTAGCATCCTGTACCAAAAACAACGCCTTCTTCTGTCTGTAATCGTCATACCAGAGAATCAGCGCACCCTCCAAGTAAGCATACAGACTATCCCATGCTTTCTCGGCAGCTTTTATCTGCTCAGTAACGGAAAGCTCAGTAGTTCCGTCAACATCATACCCGAACACGCAGACTGACAACGTGGCGTTGGTGCTCTCATGCCTAGCATTCGGGTCAACAAACACTCTCAACGCGTCACTCTCAGGATAGCTCTCGGTATATACGCCCTTCTGCTTACCCTTGGAGTTCAATCCGTCCAATGACTTGTAGCGGACAGAACCGCCGCCGAAATCATCCTCCAGACTCTTGCGCAATCCGTCTGCCTTCCAAGCTCCCTGCTCGGACTTCAAGTAACGCTGTATGTAGAATTTCTTTTCTGCCATATTCCAAAGTCGGTAATTCGTAAATCAAACATTTATGCTGCAAATATACGCCAAAAAATCAACCTGAAAACAGACTTTACATAGTTTAACAAAATGCAAATTTGTACCATTTTCCCCATATCCCCAATTAAATATATGTTATCCGTATAAATCAGATTTTTCATATTGAAAATTTAACATTTGAACTCTTTCCCATATAATAATAACACGTAAATAAACCATTGTACCCTCGCGCGCAGCCGTAATGGGGGATGTCAACCCCCTGTATATAGTAAACTATATACTCATCCCCCAAGAAGAAGGCTTCGCATCAACCCCATATCAATATCGCACAAAACTGCAATCCGTATATAGCAAAAACGAACATTAAATCAGAGAACAACCACACTTTCCCGCAAAAACGAAAATAAGCACAAATAACTCGTAAATTGTATTCTAAGACGTTCAAAATACGATGGCGATAAACTTACCGCAAAGCTACATAAAACGCTCCATAACGCACGAAAATAAGCGAAAATGAATATCTCGAAAACTTATGTAAAATCAAAAGTAGATATGATATTCTGGAAAATGCTCAAAATTCGGTAGAAAAGCGGAATTTGAAAAATCAGAGTATTTTACAAAAAATAAAAAAATAAAAAAATAAAAAATTTCGGAAGAGAGCTGACCCACCCTGCGAGTGCCAAAAACGGGGGGTAGGGTGTAAATTACCCTATATAGGTATAAATCACTGAAAATCAGCGTTTTATTTGCGACAAAAACGGACATATTGCGGCAAAAAGCGGCAAAAACGCGGTTTTTTCGTTTCTGTTTCTGTTTTCTGTAAATAATCCAAAATAAGAGAAAAAGCAAAGAGATAAAAAGTAAAAAGATAGAATATTTCTGCAAAGGTGCTGAAAACTCGAAATTCCCAAAAAGTTTTCTATTTACCATAATACATTGCATAAACATACATTTTTACTTTGTATAAATATACAGAAACTTGCATAATGTTTCACACACAATTTTCGTGAAACAAAAAAGCAAGTGAAAGCGGGAACAGAAAAAGACGTCTGCAAACGTACCAAAAAACGAAAGATAGTACAGGCATACATCTAAGACGGAAAACGGCTGCAAACGGCAAATAATACGCTTTTAGGCGTTTCCCCTATATATAAGGTACGCACGCACACTACATATATAAAAACGGCTGCAATAGTGGTTTTATGAGGGTGCAAAGGTGCAAATATGGTATGAGTCACACGAAAGCAACCAACAACCCCGATTTAACCTCTTATTTTGCTATTTTGTAGCTAGCAAATCGGTGTCCTTATTTATTACCAACAAGAAAAAGCGAGAAAAAACACAAAAAATCTAATATTTTTTGCTTAAAAGTTTTGCCGTTTCAAATAAAAGTAGTACTTTTGCAGTGCATTTAGGAAATAAGGATGCTTACTTAAGACATAGGAATCCATATACAACAATGCTTCGTTCTTTGATTTACTTACATGTTAGCGTGATAATGAAACGCTTACTATTTGCAGCCGTGATTCTGTTTATAACAGATAGCGCAAACGTAAGATAGGAATTATCTTAATATCGTTATCATAAACCTAACAAATGTTAGTGTAACAATACGATATAGTAGTATTAAGCGGTTTTTATGTTAGCCAACAATAAAATAACATAAGGTAGTAATTTATAACGGTTATCCCTTTATAAAGAATGTAGCTGCAAAGTACATTATATATTCAGCGTTGAAACATCTTAAAGTGAGTAGCGAAAAGTTGGAGTAGCGAAATAAATTAGATGATAAATGAAAACCAAAGAAATATATATCCATACTAGATGCAGGCGAAAACATCGGCTTTTCTGCAAGTTCGAGCCTTGCAAAGGGAACAAATTAGTAACTAAAAAATAAAGCAATATGATGTATAGTGAATTTGTCGAGCGCACTGGTATGAATGTAAACAGTGCCGAGTTCGATGCTATTATTGAGGTTTATAATAATAGCGATGTAAATAAGGATGATTTTTGCAAATTGTGGGTTAAAATGAATTTTAACCGAGTTGCAACCTATAAGGCAAAGAAAGCAAAAGAGGAAAAGCAGCATAAAGTTTGGGGCGATTTGCATGAGGTATTAAGCAAATACCAAAATAAGCTAGATAATTCTAGAAATTGGTATCAGTCGTATATTTCACCAATTGGAGCCGTAATTTCTTCTTCTGACGAAAAGAAAGTAATTGCTTTCTGTGAGTTGTTTAATGAGTATTACGACAAAAACGCTGGATTAGGCTCAATGCTTGCAGCCTTCAATGTTTGGCTAAAGTCTGTAAAAAACACTTATTTTGCAGCATAAACAAAAAACCCACTACCTTAAAAAAGTAGTGGGCGAATCAAATTAAATCGAAAAATCGAAATAACTTGCTTACTTAAGACGGTTGCAAAGTTATTAGTTTTTTCCGAATTAGCAAAATTAATTAGTAACTTTTAAATATTTTAGGTATGAAGACTTATAAAACAAATTATTCAGTAGCTGTGAATTGGTGTAATAATGCGCTTATCCTCTGCAACAATATTACAGAGATAGACCCATCTATTTATGATAATATGCGCTTTGAACTGTTCGATGAAGAAGACGGCACACAAAAAGACATTTATCAGTGGTTTATTACAGATTGCACCGATGACGATGTAGAGTATCTGGAAAAGACATTTGGCTTGCTTTTCACTTATTCGGACTTATTGGATAAATATGTTCTTTGTGTAGACCATTTCGGCACAAGTTGGGACTATGTGGAATGGGAAACTACAAATGAATTGGCAAAAAGAGAATTAGGAGAAAAGAAGTAACTAACAATAACCTTTGCACTCGCTTATTTGTGGGTGCAAAGGTACAAATATTATAAGATATGGATATAAGTACAAAATGGGTAAGTACTGAATATAGAAATATTCAGTTTCACGTTGATATTGTAACTTTTGAGATAGCAACAAAGAAAAGCAATATTAAATCACTTTCTAGCCTTCTTGAAAATTACACAAAACTAGTACAAAAAGGCTTTATTAATACCTTTTGTGTGCTTGAAAATTCTTCTAGTATGTTTGTTGTAAAGGTAAGCGCAAACGTGGATAGACTTGTTTACTTAGATATTACAACATTAAATCTAGAAATTGGTAATATTAAAGATTAATTGGATATGGATATAACAATACCTTTCGTTTTTGCCCTTATATCTTACGTATTAGGTATTATTGTAGGGCGCAATTGGAATAAGTACGTAAAAGAGTAAATAACCTTTTAAAACGCAAATAAAATGAGAAAGATAGAGCAAAGAATGGTTAACGCTATAAATAATAGAGTTAACTACAGAGAAAGTAATACAGAAGTAATTATTAAGGGTGCAAATGTATTTGTACGCTTGTATGATACATATATATATGCAAAAGTACGTGGCAAGGTGTATTTTTCCGATGGCGGTTTTAATACGGCTACAACTAGCAGCCGTTTGCGTGCGCTTGGTGCAGACTACAGCAGAAATAACAAATTGTGTGGCTGCAAACTTACTAGCCAAAAGGAAATGCTTAATTTGCGTTATTACGGCAAAAAGACAATATCATAAAACATATTGGATAGGTGCAAAGATAGTCGGTATCTGGTAGCGGTTCGATTCCGCTTGCACCACAAAGTAACATTAAATAATTAGCAATATGAAAGAATTAAAAAAGTTAGCATTAATACTTCGTGCTTTGGGTATTACTGCAAAGGTAGTAAGCGAGCCTATTTGTTTTGGTAGCGAGTTAATTAGTGACAATACATTTTGCGTGTGCAAAAAAGGTAATGTACTCTTTGATGTTTGGCACGAACAAACAAATGAATTTGAATTGCATTTTACCTTCAAAAATACTTTGGTTTATGATACCTTATATTTGGATAGTCTTATTCAGGTAGTTAGCGAAATAACTAGTACTATCACCAAATTTGAGGGTTAAATAATGATGTTTGCGCCCTTATCTTTTCCCTTTGGTACACTTTATCAAGTGGGAAAAGATAAGGCTATATAGAGTAAATAAACGGCTAAATTTAGAAAGATATGGTTTACCAGCAAGTAATAAATAATAAATGGTTTTCATTTTGGGTAAATTGGTACAATAAAGACGGATGGAAAACCGAAAGCAAAAACGAAAATAAAGCAGTTGTTAGTAAGAGTTTTAAAGGTATTAAAAGATACCTTACGTTATATATACACTAATTATAGATAGAAAGATGAATATTGCTTAAAAGTTACTATAGCCGTGAGTAGTTTAGCTACCTCCAAATTCGTGATTTGGCACGGCACAAAGTTCAATTAAAAGATAGGAGAAAAGAAAATGATAACTACAGATAAGATTCGATATAACATTGGTGTGTACCTTTGGAATTACTGGCAGAATAATAACGATATAGAGTCTATTAGAAATGCTGAGAAAACTCTAAGAAATGAGATAGAAATTGGATTAAGAAGACGATTTAAAGACTTTTGCGAGTATCAATTACTTTGCAATAAGTTGGGTATTGAAAATAAACTTAATCTTGAATAGGAGATAGAGAATGAAAAAGTATATTGTAACTTTGGCAAATATGCCACAGAATCAAATAGCCTGCATTAATAACCATATTGCAGTAGGTAGTCTTTTTGAAGTTGGCGAGAGTATTACAGACAATACTCTTCATTCTGGAAAGAATATCGTAGATGATAAGCGTGTTATTGATACATTGGTATGGTACAAGCAACATCATCAAATCGGGAATGATTGTATATCAATCTTAGAGCCGTTAAATGTATAACTTTTAATCAATTTGGATATATGAGAAAGATACAGTTAAAAAGTAGTGTTTGCGTTAATTCATATATGCGTATTGATAAATGGGGCGATACGTATTGGGTGGATGATTACACATTGGAATATGGTGGATTAATCCAGTTTTTCAAAGGTGGATATACTTTGTTTTGTTTGGGCAAAAATGAATTTAGATACATCAATTAATCTATAGAGATATGAGTGACAAAGAAATGAATATGGCTATCTTAAACAAGTTGTATGAGATAGCCTTTGCAGTTTGGGAGAAGATGGCAAAGGTAGCCGATTACGGCTCATATACTGCAAGCGAGATTGCTAATATGTTAAATAAGGAGTTCAATTTTAGCAATGAGCAAAATGAAGACGAAAAAACAACTGTTAGTGTAGGTACATATACTTGCAGTTTTCCTTTGAAGAATATCTTTTATTTTGTTTCAGTCTTTGAAAAGCTAGCGAGTGTTGGCAGAAATGCAAGGCAATTTGTATTTGAAGAGTCTGGCGAGCTATTGGGCAAAGTTACCTTTGAAGTAAGCAAAGGAATGAGCGAGCTTTGTAAATTTGTTGCCGATGATGAGTTGCGCCCTGTTATGAACTATATCATATTGGATGCAGCTAATAATTGTTTGGTTGCAAGTGATGGGCACAAATTACTTTCTTTTCCTACAAAGGTATTGGAATATTCGGGAGATTTATCCAACTTCTATATCAACCCAAAGAAATTTGCTTTGATGTGCAAGAAAATGAAGAAAGGAGAAGTCTATAGTGTTACAGCCACAAAGGAAAGTGTGAATGGTAAGGAATGCAATAAATTAGAGTTCGATGGTATTACTTCTAATATCGGCTACATTGGCAGATACCCAAATTGGAAAAGTGTTTTCCCAAAGGTATCAAATGAACTCGCTTTGCACTTTGATAAAAACGCTTGGAATGAGATAACGAAATTCTGTAAGGTTGCAAAGAAAGATGGTGCAAATACTATTAGTTTGCACGGCTTATCTGGAGAAAGTAAGATTACCTTATCTTATGATGATTGCAAGCGTGAATTGGCTATCGAAAACAAATTGCAGCATACCATTGATGATGTATCATTTATGATTAAGTCTATTATTGCTTTCGATAGTGTTGATACTTTATATCTTGGTAAGTCTTCTTCTCATGCAGCAGTTGCAACAAATAGTCTTGGTAACATCTATTTGCTTATGCCAGCCGTATATGAGGGTAGAGGCTATTCAGTAGATACTAGATACGTACCATTTGATATAGACGTATTGGAAGAGCGTGCAAATGAGTGCACAAATGAGCCTACAGAAGACGTTATCCCTGCAAAGGTGGATAGTATTACAACTGAGGAAAAAGAATGCGCTACAGAGAAGAAAACAGAGCAAACAGATACACCTGCAAAGGTAGTACCATTGAATAAGTCTAGCAATAAGTTTTGCTTTGATGCAGTTGATGTAAATGTAGGCGATAAATTAACATTCATTGATGGCACAGAGGTTATTGCAGCAGAAGACAATAAGGTATCATTTTGTGGCGAACTGTTCACTTTGTCGGGATTCTGCAAAGAGTTCATGCCCGATGATAAGCGAACAAAAAGTAATACCTATCGTGGGTGTGTCTTCTTCTTTAAGGATGGTGTAAAATTGGAAAAGCTATTCAAGGATGCGCAAAAGAAATCATTGGTATCAAAAGAAGAGATTGCAGCCGTACCTGATGATACATTGGATAGCGTGCCAAATGAGCATCAAGCGAGTGAGAAATGCACCGAGCGGACAATTACACCACCTACAAAGGAACACGTCTCAGAGTGCAAAGAAACGGTATCAGCCGCAAAGGTTGTGGCTATCTCTATCGGTGTTCCTTCATGCTTGGATATTCCACCGAACAATATGCGGTTGGATATTGCAGCAAACAAGCCGTTAAATGCGGCTGTAGGCGATTGCTTATGTGGTGTTGGCAAAGTAGTACACACACTACCTTTGCCACCTCCACGGAGCAAAGAAATTAGCGAATTAATAACATATACAAACTTTTATAATACATCATAAAATGAACGTAAATCAATTAAGAAAGGCTATCAAGGTAGCCAAAGCGGAAAGTAAGGTAATTTACATTGCCATCCCTAATAACCGTTTTCATATAGACTTCAATGTTTGTAAGTATAGAGTTGACGGAACGAATGAGTTACTTATAATAAACGACTCATTTCTTAAAGAGACTATCGTCTTGGATATTCATCAAATAATGTTTATCGAAACAAAACTTATACATTAATCAATATGGAACAGACAATAACAAAAAAAGAGGCACTGGAATATATTAAGCAGAATATAGGTAGGTGCAATTTGTCTAGCTTCAATATAGGAACAACTTATGTTGATGACGAGAAAAAAGAACTGAGTACTATAGCATTTTTACGTGGGTATGTTATTACAGAGGAAATAGAGTTTTGCGAGCATCTGAATGTTCCTTGCTTTAAGTTTTCTCATGTATCACCTTGTTATATGGATTTGCATGCAGAATATACATCTGAAAGTATATGGGGTTTAGGTACATTTGAATATTTCTATCTAACCAAATCAAACTTAGATGTATTGTTAGATTTTATAAGAATAATCACTTCAAAATAGTAGAAAGGGTTAAGTTATGAAAGTATATGTAGTTATCACTTCATACCAACATGGATTGGGTGAAACAGTTGAGGTTGATGCAGAAGTATTCTCAACCATAGACAAGGCTAGAAAAGCGATGGAAGACAAAGGTCTGAACACATTGGAAAGCTATAAGCATTCATTGGATTGTGATGATTTCCAAATCAGCGTATCAGGCTCATTCTATCATATCTCTGACAACGAAGGTGAGACGTGGGATAATTTTGATATTGTTGAACAAGAATTAAAGTAATAAGACTATGGAGATTAAGAATGCAGCTTATTGCCCTATCAACGAGAAAGACCTTTGCCTTGATGAGTTAGTAAGAGATTTGTTCAATGATGGACAATATTCTTGGAATAAATACAATACAGAAATGGTTGGATTTGTAGGAAACGAGCCAGTATTGGTACGTCTGGAAGCAGACAACAAATTGTTGGTTAGATTCCTTGGCGGTGTTTGGTGCCCTGATGTTGTGGAAAAATGGGTAAGAACAGTTGAACGTAATAAGAATAAAGATATAGAAAACGTGAATGATTCTTATATGTTTGGAGTGATTGAGAATGACCGAGAACGTAAAAGTAGCGATTTTCATGTATCATTCTATTATCGTGGATAATAAATAGCAGAAAGTAACGTTTTAAGTAATAAGAGATAGGATAGGAGATAGGAGAAATGAAGACAACAGAAATCATGAATGCAGGTGGCACATCTGTAAAATACGACATCGTGAACATCGGATGTAAGGATTGCCCTTACTGCATGATGGCAGAAGGTCACTACCTTTGCCGTTCGGACAAAAGCTGCAACGCAAAGGCAAACATGACCGATGATGATGAGCCAAAGCAGAAAGTAATAATATACAGTCGTGTCTCTACTGAAAAGCAGACATTGGAGCAGCAGGAAAGAACAATCAACGAATGGTTGAATTGTCACAATCTGAAAGCTACTCACGAAGTGAAGGAGGAAGGTGTATCGGGTAAGGTATCTTATAAGGATAGAAACCTTGGTAAGGTAGTGTTGCCGATGCTTGATAAGGGTGATATACTTATTGTGTCAGAGGTCAGCCGTATCGGTCGTTCCATGAGCGACATCAACAAGTTTGTTAATGACGAGCTGAAACCACGTGGCGTGCGCTTGGTAATTGTGCAGATGGGCATTGACCTTGATTGCAGCCATCTGAAAGCGATTGACGAAATGTTGTTGTTCGCTTTCTCATTCTCGGCACAGATGGAACGTGAACTCATACAGGAACGAACACAGAGCGCATTGGAAGTACGCAAGCAGAAGTTGGCACAAGACGGAGAATTTATTTCTAAGTCTGGTAAGGTCGTTAAGAAGTTGGGCAGACCTAGAAAATGCGATTTATCAAATGCACAGAAGGCTGCATCGGAAAAGCGCAAGAAAGAGGCTGCTGAGAAACCTTGTAACAAGGCTATATGGAATGTGGTTAAGAAGTGTACCAATGACTTCACAGAATTAACCACACCTAACTTTGCGGATGCAGCTATGATGTTGCAGAAGATGGGCGTTTATTCGTCCACTGGCAAGGTTTTGACGAAAGAACTGGTAAGAAGTGCGTATTACAATCTACGCTCAGTCTATGGCAGTCAGGTTTATTTCAGACGTGGTTCTGCAAACTATCGTGTAATGCGAGAAAAAGGTATGACTGATGAGGAGATTCAGCAGTATTACAAGGAACTGAATAACAACAACAATAATACGGAGGAGGTTTAAGTTATGGCATTCTTAATAGCAATTTGGCTAATCGGCACATTGTTCGATTGCGCCATGGGCAGAAATAAAGATTAAAATTTCTGCCCTACACACAATATAATGACGCATTTTGCGTTATCTCTTGAAAATAATATAAATATTATAGCCCTACGCATCACGGATAAGCGAATAAGTTATGAAGAAAGAAGATATTAATACATTAGATGACCTCAAAGTGTTCTTGACAGCTTATCAAGAGGAAAATCCGGAAGATGACTGCTGTGAGTTGGTTCGTGGCATCTGCAAGGAGAACGGATGGATATATACTGCTGATTCTTCTATCGGTTATGATGATGAGGATTTCGCCACCGATGGCGAGCATATTCTTTCACTCGTTTCCACAGGCTGGCAGATATTCGAGAACAACGGACAGGATATTGAGCATAATAGTACAGACATTACGGTTCGTGAAGATGGCGATAATTACTACGTTAATTTCAATACTGGTCTAGGCGAAGGCATCTATCCAAAAGCAGATTGGACGCTAGAGAAGGCTATCAAAGACCAGGAGAATATCTATAAAGAAAATAAGTAATAACCATTCAGCCCTAAGCGCATCACGGTGAAGCGCAGACAATATGAAGAAGTTTTTTGTTTATTTCGACAAGAAAGTTATCATCAACTCAGCAGAAGAAGCCGAGGAGTTTATCAACAGCCTGACCGACAAGAACGAGCCAGGCGGCAGAAAGTTGGAGGTTAACTACAACGTTCACGCCCTTCTGAAGAAGATTTATCAGGACGAGCAGGCGGGTAGAAAATTGCAGACTACAGGCTGTAGCCCTTCATCCTTCATCTATTGCTATCCTGCCCTAGCTGATACCACAGAGGAGTGCGAGAAGGCTATCATAGCGAAGGAGGAAGCAGACCGCAAGCGCAAGCAGGATGAGGAGATTCAGGAAAAGCAGCGCATCGCCCGAGAAATCAACGAGCGCCGCAAGGAACTGGCGGCGATGCCGAAAGGCTTCTTTACCGTTTGCCTTTATGCAACCGTTAGTTTCTCCTATAAATATTATGAGTATGAAGGCTATGCCGAGAATGGCGAGGAGGCATATAAGATGGCAGTAGCGAAGTTGAAGAAAGATTTCGGTGCCCGTCTCTGGGATTACGATAGCATTCTTGATGCTGAAATCATTCCCCGTCTTCTCGGTGATGATATTTATTCGTTATAGCATCGGAGATTTATTGCTAGATTTAATAACACATTATAGCCCTCGACATCACGGTTAAGTCACTATAAATGAAAAAGGTTTTAATGTTTATGGCAATTATGATTGCCGTGGGGTTTGTTTCTAGTTGCAGCATTAAGCCAAAAGTTCCCGAAAAGACACCTGCACAATTACGAGCAGATTCTATCGCAAAGGTAAAGAAAGATTCTATTGCGAAGGTTGCCAACTTCAAGAAGTTTTCTTTGAATAGCTTAACTAGACTTCTCAAAAGACAGATTTCGAGTGACCCTGATTACGGAAAGGTTTTAGAATCCTCAGACTTAATACTTTCCGATTCCATCTACCTCGCAAATTGTAGGGTTGCGGTTAAGAATAAGTATGGTGCAGTCGAGCAAGACGAGGACATATATTTGCTTATGTGTAAAAATGCACCAAAAAACGAATGTATGATAGTACTGGATAGAGATAGAATGGATAAGTTTCTGAACAACATATCAAAAGATTGTTGCTGCCTTCCGCTTATTACAAATGGTGATAACGAAATGCGCTCAAAAATCATATATCAGCTTTGCGATAAAGGGCAGTACTTTTTTAACGTTGAAAGGTTTATAGAAAAAGGACTGGACTTTTCTCCTTTCTAGAAAATCGGTGCGATTATTCACCAATATATAACATCATGTTTTTAAAACTTATGATTTTGCTCATGTTTTATGGGGCTTATTGCCTCTTCAAGGGCAAGTAAAAAGTTGGCTGATTCATTTGTTTGGGTCAGCCTATTTTGTAGAATATGGTGTAAAAAAACAAATTAATCGAAGAATTAATAACTGCCAAATGTTAAAGTTTGGTTAAAGGTTGCTTCTAAGACACGCAGATATGAATATTTTTCGTATCTTTGCAACGTTAAAAATCTTTGTGGTACGATTGCCGCATCTTCTTATGAGGGTGCGATTGTTGTATCTAATCTTATTGAATATAAAGTAATTTTATATAAGGATTACTGCGCCGTGTCGAGGGATAGGAAACTACCTTCGGGGTTTTCACAAAGAGCCTTAACAGCACGTAGCGCAGTTTTTCGTGTTTTAAATCTTTGTGATATGAATACAAACGTAATTCTATCAAAGGACAGTAGCCCATCAGATATTGAGCGTTACTTCCGTGGTGTGTTGGCATTAGACCAACAAGACAAAGTGTTTTCAGTTAACCTTGATGATGTTTGGCAGTTGGTTTACTCTGAAAAAAGTAAAGCGGTTAGGGCATTAAAAGCTAACTTTATTGAAAATGTGGACTTTATAGTTATCGCCCAAAATGGCGAAAAAGGAAGACCAGTTGATTTCTATTATCTCACTTCCGCTTGCTTGGAGTATTTTGTTGCTCGCAAGGTTCGCCCAGTGTTCGAGGTTTATCGTAGAGTGTTCCATCACGCAGTTGCACAAGTTCAGCAGCAGCCATCTTTGCAGGAGCAGATTCAAGCAAAGTTAGTCTTTGCTGATTGGAGTGCAAAGTTCCTCAATTTGAATGACGCAAGCAAATTGGGCATCGCTCAGAAGATTGGTAAGATGGTAGGCTTGGATGATGCTCTTCCTCAGTCTGTAAACGCAGGAACGGAAAAGCCGATTACGCACGCTGCCACTGACTTATTGAAGTCGCACAACGTTGGTATCTCAGCACAAGCATTCAATCGTATGCTTGAACTCAAAGGAGTAGTAAAGCACGCCACTCGCCCAGGAAAGCGAGGAAAGGTACATAGCTGGTATGTTATCACTCCAGCATTTGACAAGTACGGACAGAATCAGCAAGACCCTAAGTTTCAGCAGCAGACACAGATACGTTGGTATGATGCTACATTTACGGAATTGCTCACCATTGTTGGCTTGAACAGCCAGACATCACTCAATTTAAATTAATAGGAGATTAGAATATGAACGGACAGAATATCAATGCAACATTGTTGCAGAACGTGGAGCAGCCAAAGTTGGCTAAGACCCTCATCAAGTTACGTGAGGTGTACGTGGACTTTATGAGCGAGGTCGATAGAGCCAAGGAAGAGTATGGTGTGCTTGTGAATGACAGAATAGACGATAAGTTTGCCAGCCAGTACAACGTAATGAGCACGTTAATCAGCAACACTTTGGCAAAGATTATGGATTACGAGGTCAATGAGGCTATTAAGGACTAAGTAATCGTGCATATATAGTTCCTCGCTTACCTATTGTGGTAGGCGAGGATTTGTTTTATGGCGCATACAAGACGTTTAGACTATCGCACCGATAAATCATACCAACAGACTATTTTAACCGCTTACAGAAGAAATTTTCACTATCTCTTTGAGTTCTCAGATATTTTGCCTATCTTTGCAAAGCAATTATTGGAATTCATATTTCTATTTCAGCCCTGCCGTTGATGCTCAATGGTGGGGCTTTCCTATTGCATTTCTTTTATACCTATCATATCGCCCTGCATCATCATTTTTGGTGGTGTGGGGCATTTTTGTGTTAATTAAACTTAGAAAGGTTAAAGTTGGAAATCCCCGTAAAGCCTATTAAATATAGGTTTTCCATATTTATCCACAACAAAGCGAGTTAATGAGAAATCAGCTAATTTGGTGGTTCGCAGGAATTTATGTACTTTTGCAGTGCTTGTTAGTAGTTGCGCACTAAACAGCGGACATATAAGTATATTTGAGTGATTATTCACTTCCCTATACGAAACCCTATCCAGAGTTCGGAGCGCAACACGAACAAAGGATAGGGTTTTCATTTTCTCTATTCTTTTTCGAGAGTAAGCAAGTAGTCTTGGTGGCTTGTCGGCTAAATACACTCGGCTACACAGACTTTAAACCCACGTCACAAGAGGCGCATGGTGACACCGCAGGAACTGAAGGCAGAAGGCGGGCAGGGCGGGGCGTACCCCGAAAGCTGCTTAGGTTAAGTGCTGTACGATTTGGCAACTGACCCGACCGAAGGGGCTCATTATACTGGGTTCATGTACCTTCGAGTGGAATATTCCTTCCAAACTCTCATCGTTTCAATGAATGATGGGGGTAAGGGGGAGAACCACTCTCTCAGAGGTCTATTGCCTGTTTCATATAACCTTTTTCATAAGGAACAATATTAATTATAAATCATTAAATATAGGGAAGATGATTACAAATCAAGTAATGAAGAGACCAATGGGTAATTTTTTGGTCGAGCAAAGAACAAAAGATAGTATGTTCAATGCTACAAACTTGCTCAAACAATGGAATGAATTTGTTGAGCATAATGATGATACCCAAAAAGTTGGGTATGTGAAGAAAGACCTTGATGATTTCTTCAATAACAAAGGAATCAAGGAGTTCATCAATGCTTTGATGGAGGAAGAAAATCTACATACCCAAAATTCTGTGTATGTAAAATCGAAAGCAAGGTCTGATAGAGGTGGAGGTACTTGGATGCACCCTATTCTCTTTGTTAAATTTGCAATGTGGCTCAATCCAAGATTTGAGGTTCAAGTTATAAAGTTTGTGTACGACCAAATGTTGAAATATAGAAATGATGCAGGTGATGCGTACAAAGAGCTTGGTACATCTATTGGTAAAATTGTCAGTAAGAAGTTTATGCCAGTAGCTATGTGTAAAGTAGCAAAAGCGATAAATTATGTTGTGTTCGGAAAGCACGAACATGAAATGAGAAATAAGCAAGGAGAAGAAGAAAAACAATACGAATTGTTTAATATGGAGAGACAAGTTGCAATGCTTATTAATGATGGTTTTCTTCGCTCATACGACCATGTAATAGAATATTTGAGAAAGAAGTATGTAGAGAAATATTTACCATCTGTTCTGAAAGTTAAGTAATATACACAAATAAAACAGAATAATATGTTTGGAGAAGAAAGAATCACTCGTAAGTGCGTAATTACGCTTACGGGGGGGTACAAAGTAGTAGGCACATTATCAAATGCCGAAACCGAAAAAAGCTATGTTTCCTGACGAAATGGAACGTAACTTTATCAAGAGTTTTAACGAATCACAGCCTAATGCAGTAAACAAGGCTGTTAGTGTTCACATTTTAAGAAATTGATTATGATGGTAGTAGCAGATAGAATTAGAATTACGGCTCAGATTGCAGTGTTAAAGGAGATTGCTCTTGACTATAAGGGGAAGACAATCGACAACGTTATCCAACAGTTGGAATCGAGATTGGCAGATTAAAATCTGAAACAATAAAATAGTTAGTAATATGGCTAGAATCACAAGAAATAAAGCTGCCGAGATACTGGGATTATCTAGACAGACAATCAGTAACTACATTGAGCAAGGTCTCATAGGTAGTTGTGTAGGCGAACATGGCATCTTGTATGTGAACAGCGAGGATGTTGAGAAATACGCCGAGAAGTACAAGATGCTTGCAGCCAACGAAAAGATGATAGATGATAAGCTCAAAGAAGTTGAAGCGCACAAGCGTGCAATAAACGTTGAACTTACCGAGTTGAGAAACAGAGCGACCGCAAACGGCAAACTGGCTGCAAACGCTGTTGGTATGCTTTTTGGCGTAATAAACGCTATGTCGTATCTTGGCATTACTCCAAAACTCAGCTATCGTGAATCTAAGTTGCTAAAGGACATTATTTATGGGATGACGTATGATGAGTTGTCAATCAAGTATGGCGTATCAGCAACTAGAATCAGACAGATTGTAGAGAAGACGTGCAATAAGCTGACGTACAACGAGGATGCCGCCATTGCCGAGATTGCTACAAATCAAGATTTGAGAATCGTGATTGATGGTTTAAAGAAGAAACTAAAAGCAACACAAGCTAGTTATGATGAATACAGACGTGCAAAAGGCGATACTCCTATCGGTGGAACAATACTTCCACCATTAATACTTGGTAAAGATGTAAACGACTGTGGCTTTCCTGTTCGTATTCTGAATATGTTCAGATGGTGCGACGTATATACCGTAGGCGATTTACTCCGCAAATTCCATGGTAAGTCTGATTTGGATAAGATTAGAAATCTTGGCAAAAAGAGTATATGGATTATTCTCGACTTTATCGAAGAGAATAATCTTAGTTTCAAACAGAATGGAGAGAGTGATGAGGATTTCTATATTCGTCTCAACAATAATTTATCGAATAAAAAACATGAAGAAAATGATTAAGAAGTGTTTCGGATGGTTCGATATTTACTATGCCGTAATGTTATTGGGTGTTACGTTTGCAATATCCAACGCTTGTACTGGCAGTTGGAGTGTTGCATTCGTTTGGTTTGGATTCGTATTCAGTTGGGGAATATTCAAACTGGTAATAAGCGAGGAGAACAGAAGATACAAAGCTCTTGTTAACCTCTCAAAGGAAATACAGAGTAATGAGAAAAAAGCGGTACAGACAACGGTATGGGCTTATGATGAGCTGCACCTTGAAATGCAGCGTCACACACTGACCGCATTACAAGGTATGAAGTACAAGAATAAGGCTGAGTTTATGCAGCGCAAGAAGAGCCTTACACAATACCTAAAGTATTCTGATGCAATTGACAACCTCTACGAGCAAGAAGTTGAACGCTTGCATAAAATGGAGAAAGAAATTGAAAAGAAGAATAATGATGAAAAAGACCAAGGAACTGACTCTGAAACAGAGACTGCAAAATCTGAGTGAAGCACCAACACCATTCTTTTACTCACTTACACCATTCGCCGCAGGATTTACACAAGGTTTCAATTACGAAAAGAAACGACTTGTTTCTGCATTGGTGAATAACTCGGAAGTCACAAAGGACTTCATCAACGAGCCTATCAGCGTGCCGATAAGCAATAGCATTCTGTTTATGCACGCATTCATTGATGGCTCTGTTGATTATCGTAAGAAGATAGAAACTATTCTATCGGATAAATAGCAAGAAAGGGAGGTTAATAGCCTCCCTTTTTATTTGCTCTTTTCGAAAACTCAAAACATCATTCGAGTTTTATTTGTTATCTTTATTACACTCTAAATCAGCATTCAGATAGTCAATGACCTTTCTGTTGGCTTCGTCAATCTTAGATGTATCGTATTCTACGTACACTCCAGTTATTGAATTATCCCAAATAGAGTGCCCTAATGCCCTTCCGATAATCTCCATAGGTATTCCTATCTTTGCGGCGAACGTTGCCCACGTATGGCGATTCCAATAGCTTGTCAGGTCTGGCTCAATCGCATCATTTGTTCGGTCGTATCGTCTTCCGTCATATACCTTTTTTCCTAGAGAACGAAGGCAATAGTTGCATTTTGTCGTAAACTGAGCATACCCTGCTGAATGAGTAATCCGCATAAACGAAAATAATTCGTTGCTGCTGCTATTATTCTTGTATCTATCTATAATCTCTTTAGCCTCTGGCTCAACTCTAATATCGTACAATCTGTTAGTCTTATTACGGAAGAATGATATACGTCCGTCCTTATAGTCTTCCTTGGTAAGGTCTAGAATATCCGACAAGTTCGTACCTATCAAATAGAAACCAAGCATAAAGAAATCTCTATATATACTATCGTGGGCATCGAGTTTAATATCTCGTATGGCTCGTAACTGCTCTACAGATAGATTTCTCTTGCGTGTTCTATCTTTCTTGAAAGCTGCCCTCTCAAATGGATAATTAGTAGTGAGCTTTTTTCTTCTTGCCCAGTTAAATACTGACTTCAATTTATCAATATCTCCAATAATACCATTGTTGCATCTGCCTTTTTCTTCCTCATGCTTATAGAATCCCTCTACCCACGAAAAATCTATTCCGTCAAGCGTGGCATTCTCATCATATACGGAAATATCCGTTATAAGATGTTTGTAGGCGGCTATAGTACCTGTCTTATCCTTTGTGTCGATAAACTTCTCTATTGCACTAATAATGGTGTTCCTGTTCCTTTTCTTGCCAACAATCAACTCTTTAAGATGTTCTTTGAGTTCGTCAACGCTTTCGTTGCTATGCTCATTGATGTAATCATCACACATCTTATATATCTGTGCAAGTCTGTTGGTCTTAGACTTTGCCGACTTGTCGGAACGAGGAAAAAACATTCCGTCAAACTTCTCTGTTGTCTGTAATCCAGTTGACAGATAAAACCTCTTGTACTTATGTGTAACAGATAAGTACACCTTAAAATCTCTGCTATCAATATATACTTTCATAACTCATTTGTTCTTTATGCTTGCATATTGCTTGCAAAAACACCTAGTTTTTATCCGTTTTACGGGGTTTTTAGGGCTGTTTTGCACTGCTAATACAACAAACGTATGTTTATAACTTACTGATAATCAATCAGAATATATTTTATGTAATTAAGAGGATGATCTTCTTGTCTATATCAGCCATAACTTTTTGATATTTATAATGTTGTGGTTGTTTGATAATTAACTCGCTTGCATATTGCTTGCATTCCTACTTCTTTGCAAGCAAATCCATTAACTGCCTGATTTGGGCATCCTTCTGTGCGAGCTGCTCACGGAGTAGCCTATTTTCTCGCTCTAGTGCGTTCTCACTACCGCCAAGGATATTTGATGCCTTGCTGAAGGCTGAATCTTCTGATGCGCTCATGGCATCCTGTACAGCTTTCTCAACCTTGCTACCGATGTTGATGTCACCACCTATACTATATGCAGTTCTAACAAAGATGTTGCCTGTGCCGTTTTCAAGCCACTCACGACTAACTCCGAGTTTATTGCTTATCTTATATAGGTCTTTTCTTGTTATTCCATACTCGCCCTTTAGCTTCTTGCGGAAGTTGCCAGGGTCAATATCAACTTTCTTTGCGAATGCATTAGCACTATCACCACTATCATTCATAAGGGTCTTTATCCGCCCAATTAACTCTAAATTACTCTCCATAGTTGCAAATACGTAACTAAATCACACGAATAATGTTAATAAATATTTAAATCACACGATTTCACCTGAAAACATTTGGTGATTTCGAGTAATTGTAGTACCTTTGCAACCGTCAATCAGTTAGTGATACTGAAAGACGAAAGCAAGGTGGAATGAGTGCAAGAACCCATCCTAAACGTTTGACACCGCAAAGATACGTGTTTTACCTCGTTTCACCAAGTTTTTTTAGTTAATAATTTTAAACGAGTTAGAAATAATTAGTAAATGAAAGCGAATAAGGTTACTGCCGAAGATGTTAAGAATATCGGTGTAGGCGGTCAGTTAGTAGTTGAATTGCCAAACTATCTCGCTTGTGTTGCAGCAAAGGGGGCTGTTACTTACGTAAAGAAAGCCTATCCAAGGGATGATGGAAATGTGTATTACACTTTCCTTAAAGGCAACACAATTACAATTGGTCTTACAGACCCTCATACAAGAGATATTATTCTTGGTGAGAATGTTAGATACCGAAAGCGAGTGAAGGTTGAGTAAAATAATTAATAATGTATAGGAGGTTGAAGAAATGAATGAAATTGTCTTCCGTGATGCAAACGACCAAGCAGTAACAAGCAGCTTGTTAGTTGCAGAAAAGTTTGGAAAAGAACACAAACATGTTCTTGATTCAATCAGGAAGTTGATTGAGGGGTGTGCCGAAATTTCGGCTGACCCTATGTTTGAAGAAACAACTTATGTAAATGAACAGAACGGTCAGGTCTATCCAATGTTCTTGATGAACAGAGATGGATTTTCCTTATTGGTGATGGGATTCAACGGCAAGAAAGCGATGCAGTTTAAGCTCGATTATATCAACGAGTTTAACAAAATGGAGAAAATGATACGAGATTCGATTAAACCAAAATCGCAGCTTGAAATTCTTCAGATGTCAATCAACCAACTCGTAGAGCAGGAACATCGTCTATCGAGTGTTGAACGTGATGTTGCAGAAACGAAGAAGGAAATTGAGGAAATGAAGCAAGAACGTATTGAAAACGGAAAATTGCTTCTTGAAGCTGAGGTCTCTGGAAATAAAGTTCCTGAAATCTCTATGCGTAACAAGATTCGCAGATTAGTTAATCAGTATGCTGCTGCAACAAACACAACTCAGAGGGATGTTTGGCATAACATTTATCAGAATCTCTATTATGCTTACAACATAAGCATAAATAGCTACAAGGATAAAAAATCGCAAAGCAATCTTGATATTGCTGAAAAGCACGGTTTCCTTGGGAAGATGTTTGATATTGTGTCAAAGATGGTGAAATCTATAAATAATGGAGATTAGCCTATGACACCGAAGAGGAAAGTAGTAGTCGAAAGGATTGCTAAGAAATGGCTATCAACTGATGAAGCTGCATCATACATAGGTATGGGAAAGTCATTCATCGTTGAATTGAGAAAGAGCGGAAAGCTACCACACTGCATGATAGGACACTCGGCTTTTTTTCTCGCAAGCGATATAGATAATCTGCTTGAAAGCCATCGTATATATTAGAGTTCTGTTGTTTAATATCACCAAGTGTGGTGGATGGGCGAGTTTTTAACTATTTCTTTTATATGCTCGCCCAATATGGTTTCATAGCTCAGATGGTTAGAGCGGTCGGCTGTTAACCGATAGGTCGTAGGTTCGAATCCTGCTGAAACCGCAATTCTTTTAGAATCAGATTATCACTGCAAGTGATGAAACTGAAAGCTAGAGAAGAGTTCTTTGACATATTGACGCACAGAATATAGTATGCGTGGAAAAGAAGTAGCCGGAGAGCATCAATGGATGCCGTGACCTGGCGAAAAGGACGCACGACATACGAAAAACTAGTCAGTAACAGATATTACATAGACTATACTGATGAACTATGCTGAAACATCAGCACAAGCAAAGGGCATAATATAGGTCTGTATCGTTTGCTATGTAGTATTCTAGTCGAAGTATGTATTATTGCTATCTTACGTGTAAGATATTTATAATATGTATGGAGTGTCATACGGAACGTCAATGCTAGCTGTATCGGGAATACGGAAACGATTAATATCGTGGCATTCACAAACGACAGAAAGTTCCATGGTTTTAGATACATAAAACAGCAGGGTATGGTGTAAGTGGTATTCTTGCACACCTCGCACAATAGATGATACCTCTTCTTATCGTGTGAGATAGTGGCGGTTCGATTCCGCCTCCCTGCACAAATTTTCAATTATTATTATTAGATAGTACAACGTTTATTACGAATATAGAAGTCTAGCTAACTCTGAACAGAGTTAAGTCAAAGAATGAGACTTAAAGTAGAGATTACTTCTCAATACTTTAATTAAATAACAACAAAGAGATATTTAGTGTAAACGGAAGCACGTCATACAACTTGAAGATACCGTTCTTATCGTATGGAAGTGTTGGTTCGAATCCAATAATATCTCCAAAGTTCTAAATGTTTTTGCATAAATATTTTATTTGATTACTTGTTTGTTTATATTTTAATTAACAAAATTTGAATTTGAATTTGACAATGATGGCAATGCAGTCTGTCTGTGAAGATAGGCTGCACAAATTGCAGGTTAGAACAACTGGTAGTTTCGCTAAGTTAAAATATGAAACTTAGAGCCACAGGTTCGAGTCCTGTACCTGCAACACTCATTTTTTTGGTTATAAGGTTATAAGGTAAAGTTAATTAGTTTTCTAAGTTTTAGCATCAAGTTCGTGAGAATATGATGCTTCTGGTTCTATGGTGTAACGGTAGCACAAGAGATTTCGGTTCTCTTAGAGATTGTTCGATTCAGTCTGGAACTACTCAATATCAATACATTTTTTAATTGTTAATTATCTTTTATACTTGTATGACAGCTTGTGAAAGTAGTTGTACTTTATTTGGAATCGGCACTTTTTAAGTGTTTTGTTTACTTAAATAATTTATTTTTTTCTCAACTGCTTGGGATAAGTCGTTGAGTTTTGCCCTTAAAGCATGTAGGTAATGCGCTACATACGCAGATTTAAAGCTCCGACCAGTATGTAGAGAAGATGGCTCGATACCATCTAAGGGCGCATTTTTACTTTGTCATAAGAAAATGATTAAATTTTAAAATTAGGCTGTTTTTCCTTGGCGGTCAGATTATTAAGTTAGTCTGCCGCCAAGGTTTTTAAGCGAAAAGAACATGAAGATTATATATAGTATAAAGGTTCACAGAGACCACTTAAAAACACTGCAAGGTTTGAAATGCTTGCAGTCTGTTGATGTCGGTGAAGATGGCAAATCAATCACTTGTCAGTTCAAAGACAACAAGACTAGAGGTTGTCTGATTGCTCATACAAATGATTGGCTTGTTGAATTCGCGACAGGAGAATGGCAGAAGTTTGGTGATGCTGCTTACCAACAACTAGTTTGGAATCCGAGCAACGTATCTAAAGAATATTAGCTATGGCTGCTGCTAGGGTTGTTCAACACAAGTACACATCGAAAGATGGTACTGAGTACGATAGTAAAGAAGAATATCAGTATCACCAAATTCTTCTTGCTGATAAACGAGTTTCTTGTATTCATAGACAAGTGAAACTCAACATATTCAAATCCCTTTATATGCTTGTGCCGAAACAACTCAAAACAAAGGTTCGGTACGATAAAAGACTGATGGTTAGCGGTCATAGCTATAAACCAGACTTCATATTTTGGGAATACGGAAAATTGATTGTCTGTGACGTAAAATCAAAGTACACTCATTCTCTCAGGGAGTTCAGAATAACTGCCAAGGGGTGTATCAGTAAGATTGTCGAACACAACAAGAAACGTCATAATGGTGAGCCGTTTGTGGTTTTTCGTGAAGCTATCCATATCAAGAAGAACGAATGGAAGATAATCGACTACCCACCTGACGGAAACAGTTATTGTGAGATTTAATTTCATTCATAATTTATTTAAAATTTATAGTTAGTTATGTAAACCGCCCCTACGCCGACTAAGGTTGTCGTAGATAGGATGTGGAGTTGCTCTTTGGGCAAGAGTATGAATCGAAAACACACCAAGGGGAAATAAAACCTCTCGTAAGTTTGGCAGATGGTGTGTCTTTTGAAACCTCGGAAACGAAGCATCCTTTTAAAAACAGTTTAATATATGAATATAAAAGAATTAGACGGTTATCTGAAATTTCTTTCTGAGAAACAGACTGCCGTTCAAGAAAGCGGTTTTGATGTTGAGGATAGCGATTTGAGTCCTCAACTATTCCCATTTCAGAAGTATTGTGTTAAGCGAGCATTGAAAGTTGGTCGATTTGCGATGTTTGAGGACTGTGGATTGGGAAAGACGTACCAGCAATTAGAATGGGCACAACAAGTGGTAAATCACATTAATAAGCCTGTTCTTATTCTTGCACCATTGGGTGTTATAGGTCAGACAATCAAAGAAGGAGTTCATTTCGGGTACAAAGTAACTGAGATTGCTCTTACGACATTCGACCAAGACCTTGCGGCTGGTATCTATATTACCAACTATGACAATATGGATAACATAGATGCTTATCTGTTTGGGGGTGTCGTTCTTGATGAGAGTTCAATATTGAAGAACTTTGCTGGTAAGACAAGAACCGCTCTTATTGAGGACTTCAAAAATACACCTTATAAGTTGTGTTGTACTGCAACGCCTTCTCCAAACGACACAACCGAGCTTTGCAATCATGCAGAGTTCTTGAATATTATGACAAGAAACGAAATGCTTGCGATGTACTTTGTTCATGATGGCGGCTCTACATCTGATTGGAGACTGAAAGGTCATGCACAACAAGATTTTTGGGATTTCGTTTCTACTTGGGCAGTAATGCTCAGTAAACCATCTGATATTGGTTTTAGCGATGATGGATATATTCTTCCACCGATGAATGTTATTGAAGATTACATCGTTACCGAGAAGAAAGATAACGGTGCTCTCTTTAATGATATGGCTGTGTCTGCAACGGATTTCCATAAAGAGCTTAGAAGAACTATCAAGCAACGTCTTGAAAGAGTTGCTGAGATTGTTAATGCTTCTTCTGAGAATTGGATTATCTGGATTGGGCAAGATGAAGAAGGTAAGGTTCTTCGTGAACTGATTCCCGATGCAGTCGAGGTTAAAGGTAGTGATAGCAAGCAATACAAGAAAGATAAGTTGCTCGGATTTGCTAATAACGAGTTCAGAGTGCTTATCACTAAGTTGAAGATTGCATCATTCGGTCTTAACTATCAGAACTGCCGTAATCAGATGTTTGCTTCACTTGATTTTTCATTTGAAGCTACCTATCAAGGTATCAGACGTTCATATCGATTCGGTCAGAAAGATGAGGTGAATATCCACATCATTACTCTTGATACGATGCAGAACGTGAAATCATCATTCGAGGAAAAACAAAAGCAGTTCCTTGAAATGCAGAAGTCTATGACCGAAGCTATGTGTCGTAACATCAATAATCAGATAAAGTTAAAGAAGATGGAAGTTGATAATAAGTATCAATCAAAAAACTGTGACATTCGCCTAGGCGATTGCGTACAGCTCATTCAGAATGTTCCCGATGAGAGTATAGGTTTCTCTATTTTCTCTCCACCATTTGCGGAACTTTACACATATTCCGACAAGTTGGAGGATATGGGTAATTCAAAGGACTATAAGGAGTTCTTTACTGCCTTCAAATATCTTGTTAAAGAACTATACAGAGTTCTTTGGAGCGGTCGTAACGTTGCCGTACATTGTATGGACTTGCCTATTCAGAAGGGCAAGGAAGGATATATTGGTCTTCGTGACTTCTCAGGTATGATTCTTGAAGCATTCCAAGAAGTAGGTTTCATTTATCATTCTAGGGTAACGATTTGGAAGAATCCTGTAACCGAAATGCAGAGAACAAAGGCACTCGGTCTTCTTCATAAGCAAGTAAAGAAAGATGCGGCTATGAGTCGTGTCGGCATTCCTGACTATCTTATGGTATTCCGTAAGGAAGGAGAGCATGAACACCCAGTTCGTTGTGATATATCTGTTGATACTTGGCAGAAGTACGCTTCGCCAGTGTGGATGGATATTGATTACTCTAAAACACTTAATGGTATTAAGGGGCGTGACGAGAATGACGAGAAACATATCTGTCCCCTTCAGTTGGAAACAATCGAGCGAGCAATAACTCTTTGGAGTAACAAGGGTGATAAGGTTCTTACACCATTCCTAGGAATCGGTTCTGAGGTGTATCAGTCAATTAAGATGGGTCGCTTTGGCGTTGGTTTTGAATTAAAGGATAGTTACTTTAATGAAGCTGTAAAGAATTGCAAAGCCGCCGAAGCTGATACAAATGCACCTACATTGTTCGATATGTAATTTTTCATTTGCCCTTATATATGCAATTCACGTGAATCGGTGTGGTGGAACTTGCGTGATGTTCACTATGTAATAGTCTGAGCACTGCACCGATTATTCTTTGGATATTATTTTCTTTCATAACCAAGCCCAACCGATGATAGTGTTCCTTGGGCAAGAACGATAATGGTACGACACTGCTAGAAATAGTAGCACTCTTGAAATTTGGTGGCTATCATCGGTACTTTAGATGTCTTTAGAATAGGTCAATGTTTAACGAGCCAAGGCAGTTCCGACCGACCATCGGGAAAGAGTCAATACGATTCTTGTGGGATTCATCACTTAAATTTTGCCAACTGCCGAGGCTCTTTTTTACAAAGTACTGGAGGTGTGTAATGGCGAGATTAACACTTGAAGAATTAAAGAAAGACCCATTGACAAAAGGCGATTTTGAACGCATGAAAATTATGGGGCTAGACGCAAACGAGCCTTGGGCGTTAGTTTGTAAGATATTGGATTTTTGTGATGATGGTTACTTTAATATGAGAGCATTAAATCTGTTCTCCATATATGTAACTGGCTACTTCGATTGTTATCGTAGATTAAATTCTGAAAAGATAGAAAAGTTAAAAAAGACTTTTGAATTATGAAAGGTATGTATTATATATGCTATCTTGTTGCCATGCTTGTTCTTGTAGTCGCTGCCGAGATAATCAACTTCGCAAGCAAGACTGTATGCGGCAAGAAAGTTATCAAATGTTTTGATTTATGAGTATAATTTTATTTGCGCTTGCTGCAACCGCTCTTATGTTCGCAGTTGCTGGCGCAATAGCGATGATGCTAGGTCTGGGTAAAGAAGATTAGCAAAATGAGAAGTGAATCAAGGCGCAGTCAGCTCGACCACGAAAGATATATGAGAAATCGTGAAGAAAGACTGCAAAAGCAAAGAGATTATTACAGAAATAATACTGAACTTTGCAAGGCTAGCGTAAAGCGATGCAAAAAGAAAAGAGTAGAAAGAGAAAGATTATTATTGTTTAATTAATTAAATATGTAGCTATTATGGCAAAAGACAAAATTAAGTTGGTTTTCGAGATTGACCGCTTTAAGGTTATCGGTTGTGTCGCACGTAACTGTGAGACAAAGGAAGAGTACGATGAATTGGTGAAAATCATCAATGGTACTGATGAGGTTGTTCGCAATGACAAAGAAATTGAGAAGACAAACTGTGTACTGATTCTCGACCAGTTGTTGCACAACAACGAGAATTTGGCTCTTCGCAAACGCCTGGAGAGCGAGAATGAAGCACTTCACAATGGCGAAGGTGACGGTGATGGTGACAGCAACGTAAAGTGCATCGAAATCAAAGGCAACGTTGCCAAAGAACTCTTTGATAAGATTGCTTCTTTGGCTGATAATGGAAAGGATGGTGAGTAATGAGAAGTAGCGTTGTAAATATTAGAGGTGATACAGAAATATGGAAGGATATTCCTGGATATAATGGAGATTATCAAGCTTCTAGTTTTGGAAGAATACGAAATATTAACTTTAAAAATCAATGGGGCAAATTTAAAAGAAAATCTCCTAGAATAATGAAACCCAACAAATCGCATACTTATGATACGGTAATAATAAATGGCAAGAATAAAACAGTCCATCGTCTTGTCGCTTCTACGTTCCTTGGAGAACACAAAGAATTAGTAGTTAACCATATTGATGGTAACAAAAAAAATAACGCGATTTGTAACTTAGAGTTTTGTACTATCAGACAAAATTCTATTCACGCTTATAGGGTGCTAGGTGTAACTCCTAAGACAAAAAGCATGCACGGAAAAGATTTTTCTTCTTCAAAACCTATTATAGCATTTTCTAAAGATGGTAAGGATATAAAAATGTACGAAGGAATACGTGATGCCGAGCGGTTTGATGGATTCTGTCACGCTAGCATAATAAGAGTAATTAAAAGTGGAAAACAATACAAAGGTTATTATTTTAAATATGAAAATTAGAAACAGTATTTGGTATGAGACTAGAATCAAGTACCAAAAAACAATGGAGGATGGCTCGGAAAAAGTAGTCAACGAACTTTATGTTGTTGATGCACTTTCTTGCACCGAGGCAGAAACATCTATCATTGACGAAATGAGTTGCTATATTAGTGGTGATTCTGCCGTTACAAGCGCAAAGAAAACCAACTATGGCGAGATTTTCTTCTCTGACTTGGATGATGATGATAAGTGGTACAAGGCTAAACTACAGTTTATCACTATTGATGAGAAGAGTGATAAGGAGAGGCGTTCTAACGTAACTTATCTGGTTCAAGCTAAGTCGTTGGCACGTGCTCTTCGATATATTGATGAGGCGATGGGCAAGACAATGATTGATTACGACATCGTAGGTCTCAACGAAACAAAGGTCTTCGATGTATTCGAGCATCACGCCCCATCTTCCGAAAACAAAGAGGAAAAGAATGAGTAGAATCGACAAACTTATAGCATCTATGCCGTCAAAAATGGCTAATGCAGTAACCCATCAACGCAAGTTACACGCTTGCTTGATGGAACTTACTGCAAACAAGTCAAGAGAAGTGGCGGCTAGAGCTATTTTTCTGAATTACCAAGATGGTGATGGCAGAAAGTTAGGTACGATTCCACATTATTACGAAAAACCTACAACTACTGGTTCGGTAATGGTGGAAACGTACTTTAGTTATATTGATAGAGTACATTAATTTTAAAATCTATACAAATGGATATAGAACAGTTAAATAAAACGCCTCATAATCAGATTTGCGATTTGGCAAGAGACAGATTCATCGAGGTGTACAATCAGAAGTTCGGAGAGGGAGGAGAAGTGTTCTTTGAAGAGCAGAAAGCTCTGTTTAACGAGGAGCTTCTCAACGGTTCATTCAAGGGCTATCTCGAAAAAGCTCCTGCGTTGAATATTCATGATGCATTCATGAATTTGGCGATTAACGGATTGTCTCTCGAAAAGGGAACTACGACTCTCTGTTATCTTATGGGCTATAGCAACTACGACAAGAACACCCGACAAACAACTTATACGGCTAAGATTACATATACAGGATATGGTGAGATTCTTCTTCGTCAAAGGGCTGGGCAGATTCTTCGTTGTGACAATCCTGTAGTGGTATATAATTGCGATGATTTCCGCTTCGGTGAGCGTGACGGTCATAAATTTGTTGATTATGTGAAGACTTATCCACGACCAGCAAACTCGGTTATAGTTGCTTGTTATGTGAAGATTATTCTTCCTGATAATTCCTATGATTACTTCGTACTTGACCGTGAAGGCGTTGACCGATTGCGTGAGTATTCGGTTAAATTTTGCGGAAAAGCTAACGCTCTGTATGGAGGTAATTATGTTGGCAATGATGGTAGAACGTACTTCAAGGATATTGATACAGGATTCCTAATCTCTAAGACTTGTAAGCATGCGTTCAAAACTTATTCTAAGTTGTCAGTAGGTCTCGGTGGTATGCTTCAAGCTGATGTTGATAATCAGCCACAACAGAAGCAACAAGAGGCATTTGGTGCTTCGCAAGCTGAAACACAGAAAAATGGTGTTAAGGCAAAGGTTGACGATGATTCTCCATTTTAATATATAAAGTATGGCTGAAAATACAGAATTGCAGTTGGTACAACAACAAGCAAACAATATTACAAGACAGATTGCAACGCTCAAATCCGATACAGAAAATGCGGTGCAAGCTAACAGAAAGTCTTATGAGGCATGTGTTCAGGCAGGTGAATCTCTTCTGTCTGATATTAGTGCGTCTGGTATGAATGATGCTCTTGACGAGAAAGCTGCTGAATTTATCAAGAAGGCTAAACTGACAGAGAAAGCAATGACGGAGAAACGTAAGGGTGTTACCCAAGTGTTCGATATTGTCCGTAAAGGATTTACGATGATGGAGAGCCTTATCTCTGCCAAGAATACAGATTCTGTTGTCTATAAGATTCAAGAGAAGCGCAATGAGTATGCTGCCTACAAGCTAGAACAGCAGAAGAAAGCAGAGCAAGAACGCTTGCGACAAGAGCGCATTAAGGAGGCTAAGATTAAGTTGAAGACTGATACTATTGATACGCTCAACAATCTTCTTACAGAGCATTCTTCTGCTGCTATCAACTCACTTAATAATACGTTCTCTCTTCTCACCCTTGATAACAAGGATGAAGTTAAGAAACGTATTGCAGAGTGTTCTGATGTTCTTGACCTCGGACATCTTTTCGTTAATAACAAGCCTTCATACTCTTCCGAAATTGATGAGAATGATGCCAAGGAGATTATGAATGGAGCCTACAAGGAGGTTTCCGCTTCTCTTCTTGCATCTTATAAGCAGACCGTAAATGCTACGCGTGATGAGCTTCTTATGAAGTTTGATTCTAAGATTGCTGAACTTCTTGAAATCAAGAAGGCAGAAGAGGAACGCAAACGTAAGGAAGAGGAAGCACGTAAGGCAGAGGAGGAACGCAAACGCAAGGAAGAGGAAGCACGTAAGGCTGCCGAGGAAGAGCGTAAAAAGAAAGAAGAAATCCAACGCATCAAAGATGAGGAGGAACGCAAGCGCAAGGATGCAGAACTGAAAGCTGCCGAAGAAGAACGCAAACGCAAGGAGGCAGAACTGAAAGCTGCCGAAGAAGAACGCAAACGCAAGGAGGCAGAAGCTGCCGCTGCTGAGGCTGAACGTAAGGCTAAGGAAGAAGCTATCCGTAAGGCTGATGAAGCCGCCAAGGAAGAGCAACAACGCAAGCTTGCAGCAGAGCAAGAGAAACGTGATGCTGAAAACGCTGCACAACATGCTACTGCACAAGCTCAGTCACTCTTCGCTCAGACTTCTGTTAACAACACAAGTAAGCAGAAAATAAAGGTCACAAAACGTCTTGTCGTTACTGACAAAAACGCTTGGCTCGATATTATTCAGCAGTGGTGGACGATTGAGGGTTCTTCTATGTCACCTGACAAACTTGCTTCTAAGTTGGAGTTTATGCGCAAAGCTTGCGAGAAACATGCTAACAATGAGGAGGAGTATATCGTTTCCCCTTATATTAAATATGAGGATGAAGTAACAGCTAAGTAATATGGCAGAGCAACCGTTTGACCCTTATTATTCACGTGGTGAGGTTTCCAACTCAGACCTCACCGCATTGAAGTTCGCTCTTAACCCACAACTTAACTTCGTTAAGGAATCAGACCAGAAAAAGGCATTTCATCTTGGCACTCTCGTTGATGCTCTCGTTACCGAACCAGAAAAGTGTAATCATTATGCTATGACGGTTGATGATGAGAAATACACAGAGAAAGATTGGAAATGGGGATTAGACAGACTTGCGGTATTAAAGAAACAAGCAACAAAGGACAGATTTCTTGATTTTGTTTTGAAAAATGCGGTCGGTCAGAAAACATTCATCAATCCACACATGAAGATGGAATATCAAGGCTTCGAGTTTGAACTACCTGTGCGATGTAAATTCGACTGGTGGCTTGGCGAGTTTGGCGGTGACTTGAAGACTACCGCGGCTACGTCACAAGAACAATTTGAAGCTCAGATTGATTTCGTGGACTGGGATAGAAGCCGTGCATGGTATATGGACTTGACGCATAGCATTGACCCTAGATATGGAAATCAAGACTTTATCTTTGCAGTTTCAAAGACTAAGAAGAAAGTATTCTACAAAAAGATTGAACGTGGTGACGAGTTGTATTTGCGTGGTAGAGAGAAGGCTCTTGAATGGGCTTTCAGAATGTGGTGTTTATTATAATTATTATTATGTCAGATAAACCAAAATTATACGATTATCAAGAAGAGGGTGTACGCATGGAACTTGCTATGAAGCGTTGCATAAATGGGGATGATATGGGAACTGGCAAGACGGTTCAATCCATCGTTGCAATTGAACGTGCAAAAGCGACTCCTTGTTTAGTCATTTGCCCTGCTGCCCTCAAAGTCAATTGGGAACGTGAAATCAAGAAATTCACAAATCTTCGTCCGCTTATCCTTACGGATTCTGTAAACGCAACATACGGCTATCATCTTACTAAGATGGATTTGTATGATGTGGTTATATGCAATTACGAGTCTCTTGCTAAATATTTCGTTGTATCACTCGGAGAAAAGCCGTTAAAGCTTAAAAATTTCATTTTTAGGAATGAGGTCGATATTCTGAAATCGGTCATTATTGACGAGTCTGCAAGAGTTAAAGACCCAACGACAAGGCAGTCAAAAATAATAATGGGTATTTGCCAAGGCAAGGAATATATCTACGAGCTGACTGGTACGCCTGTGGTTAACCATGCTACTGATATGGCTTGTCAGTTGGCTATTCTTGGTAGAATTGATGAATTTGGCGGATATGGCGAGTTCTGTAATAGATATGGAGAAAACGAGAATCTCGAAGAGCTTAATCAAAAAATTCACGAAACATGTTACTTTCGCAGAGAAAAGAAAGATGTACTCAAAGATTTACCTGAACTAACAAGAACAACAATTAGTGTTGCTCTTGATTCAGAAACACAAGAAGAGTATGATACTTGTCAGAAAGACTTGCTTACATTCCTTCTTGAATATAAGAATTGCTCTGAGGATGAAGCTAGAAAGAAGCTACGAATGAAGGCATTAGTTAAATTTATGAATCTTCGTTCTATATCTGGAAAGGGAAAGATGAAAGCAACAATCGAGTTTCTACATGATACGGAAGAACAGATAATTGTGTTCGCAGAACATCGTGATGTTGTTGATGCAATCAAAAAGGAGTTTCCTAATGAGGTATGTTCCGTTACAGGCTCTGATAATCAGCAGCAGAAACAATGGGCTATTGACTCTTTCCAAGCTAAGAAGAAGAGAATCATTATCTGTTCCATTAAGGCTGCTGGCGTAGGACTAACTCTTACGGCTTCATCAAATGTCGTATTCACAGAGCTACCTTGGACGATGGCAGACTTATCTCAATGCGAATGCCGTGCTTATCGTAACGGACAGAAGAATGCTGTTACATCGTGGATTCTGATGGGAATTAATACTATTGACAGTTATCTTTATAGCTTGATTATGAAGAAAGGTTCTATAGCATCAAAGGTTACTGGTGAGCAAGATTCCGCTATCAAGGATGTTGCCTACTTTGACGAGTTGGCTGATTTGGTTTTACAAAATTCTTTAAATAAAAAATAATGGAAATTCAAGGAAAAGTTATTGCCGTTTTACCTGAAAGAAGCGGCGTTTCTGCAAGAGGCGAGTGGAAGTCTCAGACCTATGTAATAGAAACACAAGAGCAATATCCTAAGAAGATGGCTTTTGATGTTTTTGGAGCGGATAGAATTGCTAGTTTTGGCATTCAGCTCGGTGAGGTTATTAACGTTAGCTTTGATATTGATGCGCATGAATATCAAGGCAGATTTTTTAATCAGATTCGTGCTTGGAATGTTGTTCATTCAGCGCAACAAGCTTCTGTACAAGGTGGTGGCTATGGTGGCAATGTTCAGTCTGGCGCACAGGCGGCACAACAAGCTATGGCAAGTTCTGCTAATGCTGCTGGCGTGGCAAACCCGACGAATCAGCAAAGTCTGTTTCCACCTGCACAGCCACAGCAACCGCAATCTGCTGCTCCATCTTCTGATACGCAGTCTTCTGATGACTTGCCCTTCTAGCGTAGAATTAATCAAACGAGCATTCAACGCTTATGTGGTTCAATCTGAAAAATGTGTTTGAACTGGAAAAGTTTAGAGCAAAAGTAACCGAGTTGGAGAACAAATGTGCTATGGTAGAATTAAAAGAGAAGCGTGGGCGTTCCTTAAATCAGAATGCCTACCTTCATTTACTTCTATCAGCCTTTGCGCTTCAATACGGCTACACTCTAGACGAAGTTAAGACACATTTCTATAAGCTAGTAGTGAACAAAGATATATTCCTCAGAGAGTGGGTTGATAAATTCACAGGAGAATGCTATAAGTATCTTCGTTCTTCTGCTGACCTTACGAAAGACGAAATGAGTAAATCAATTTCTGATTTCAAATTGTGGGCAAAAGAAGAGGCTGGTTTTGATTTTCCCGACTCTGATGAATATATCGCACTACTGCATATTCAGCATGATATTCAGAACTCTAAACAATATTTATAATGGTTATATTAGAAAAGGATGTTGAGGGTATCATTTGGAACTCAACTATTGAACAACTTAAAGCTCATGGTCTTGATTTTATAACAAATAATCTTGTAAAGAGATATAGACAATTAGACCTAGGACCTGGTGGAAGGGCTGATTTGGTTTATATAGAAAGAGAACCATATCCAATATCCGCTTTAAGAATTAATGTGATAGAGTTAAAGAAGGATGAGACATCTCCTAATACGATTATTCAAGCGTTTAGATATTGTCACGCAATTCAAAGTTACTTGTGGGCAAGAGATATCTCAAACTACGAAATGAGAGTAATCTTAATCGGAAATAAAATAAAAGACCAAGATGGGGTTGATGATGATTCTTTTTGGAGCATACCAAGCCTCTTAAAGGGCAAATACCCTTCTCGGTGTGGCTTGAATGATTTTCTTGCATACAACTACGATATGACAATTAATGGACTAACATTTCATAGGCAAGACGTTGGCTTGTGTTGTGACACTATATCCGATTATATGTGTGGTGTTGCGGAAAAACAGGGAAAATCAAAAGTGTTCTAATATGTATATACCAGATAAGTTATTTGAGAAAATAAACGACCCACCTTGCGCAATGTTGTTTGTATGGTTGATACATTTAGCAGATGCGAATGGGGTTGTTTCTGTAAGCTATATTGATATTGCTGCCGATATCGGATATTCAAAAACGCAAGTTTATAGATATGTTCAAACACTGAGTAAGTTAGGCGCTCTTGGAACGGGTTTGGAACGAAATCGATTAAAGATAACTATCACTGGATATGATACTTATAAGCGTAAGCCGAGTGGTGTTGGAATGAAATTGGAACAAAAAAACGAGCGATATTTCGAAGATGAAGATATGAATAACGCTATGTTAAAGTGGCTTGCATACAAGCGAGAGAAAAAACAGACATACAAACCGAGAGGTATTGAAACTTTAAAAACGAAACTGTTTAATTTATCAAAAGGGGATGGAAAGGTTGCAATGCAGATAGTCGAACAGTCTATGTCAAATAATTACTCCGGGCTTTTCCCTTTGAAAGATGTTTCTACTAAATCAGTAAGCTCCGCTCTTCCTATCGGGATGAACTTACAGAACAGCAATAATGGTGAAAGATATAAATTAGATGATAGATGGAACAAATAGATGGCGAATATTTCAAGAACCTTGTATCTCAGATGCGAGATACTGGTTATCCGCAAGAAATTGACAGAGTACAAATAAGCATTCCTAATGCAGAGAAACGTTTGCGTGGAGGCTTGCAATATGTAGTCAATATGAAGTCTGGATGCAATGCAGAATGGAACGAACACAATTACCGCCCTATTGTTGATTGGATGACAGACAACAAAGGAAAAGGATTGTTGATGTTCGGCGGTTGCGGATTAGGTAAGTCGGTAATCGGTATGTATATCCTTCCTCTTCTTATTAAAGATGTTCATCGAAAGGTGGTGAACATATTTAATGCGCAAGAGCTGAATCAAAAGATTGACGAAATTCTCAAGCTACCTATTATCTATATTGACGATATTGGTACAGAGGACAATCTGAACTCTTATGGCAACAAACGTATGCCGTTTGCAGAGCTTTGTGATGCAGCAGAGAAAAATGGAAAACTACTCATACTTACAACAAACCTCAGTATTGATGAGCTTACCCAGAGATATGGAGATAGGGTTGTTGATAGACTGATAGCAACAACAAAAGCAGTTCCTTTTACAGGTGATTCTTTGAGAAAGTAATTATGGCAGACGTAAGTAAAATGGCAGAAGAATGGCTCAGTGAGCATCTTGATGCGACAAAGAAAGAAATATGGATGGCTGGTTATTGGAAATCTACCGATAACTGGTGCAACCGAACCAAGTAAATTTTAGAATTGAAAACGAATTAATATATAGATAAATATGAGTCATTTTTTAACATTGGTAATTGGCGATGAGCCAGAGAAACAACTCGCCAAGTATGATGAAAATCTAGAGCTGCCTATGCATTTATATATGACAAAAGAGCAGCTTATTAGCGAGAAACGTAAGGAGATTGAGAAATACAAAAAGAATTACTATGATGTGTTCCTACAAGATAAAGATGCATATCTTGCCAATTGTCGCAAGGAACATGCAGATTATATCGAGAACGAATTTCCAAAGCATCTTAACTGGACGGACGAACAGATGTATGAGGATGCCGTGAAATATTATCGTATGGATATAGATGAAGGAAGCGAGGATATTGAGATACATGAGGACGGCAGCGTTTGGCGCACCTATAATAATGATGCTAAATGGGATTGGTATCAGATGGGTGGTAGATATGCAGGAAGACTCAAATTAAAGGATATATCAATGTATGCTCCATTATACTATCCGAAGTTTCCAATGTTCTATTCAAGAGAAGACCTTAATTATTTTAAGAAGCTAAAGGCAGAAGGTCGTTGCGACCAAGCTCGCATTAAGGATATATCCAATGTAGAAGAAATATCAGTATTCGCAGTTGTTAAGGACGGAAAATGGTATGAGCGTGGAAAACTGGGTTGGTTTGCCGTAGTATCAGACGAAAAAGACAAAGATGCATGGAGCGAAGAAGTGAAACAACTTCTTGCATCACTTCCTTCTGACACTCTTCTAACGATGTATGATTGTCACATATAATCATTAACAAAAAAATATTTAAAAATGACGCAGACAGAACGTATTGAGAACGCTACCACCAAACAGGCGGTAGTGTTCATAGTTGTTTATTCTTGGGTTATCCTAAGAAATATAGGAAGAGCAATCAATAAGGCAGTTCACAAGCTGCCTTGGTTGTTCATCGTGGTAACGGTAGTAATATCATTCATCGTTAGCTTCGTCTTTATTTCTAAGGCTAGAGCAGAGCGAGATAGTTACAACAAGAAGTTAGTTCACGCAACACAGCAGCTTGATAGCTTCTATGCTGCATACTGAAACTTAAAATCAAAGTAATATGAAAGAAATAGAAATCAGTAATTTGTCTGCACAAGCAACTACAGAATGCGGACTGTTACAACAAGAACTTCTGAAATCGTTTATTGAGGCTAGAAAACAAAGAGGTATTACAGAAAGCCTAATGAAAAGATTAGCGGTAAAAAAGATGAATGCGATAGAAGATATGTATGGAAACGTACATGTTACCAATGATAAATTTGGCGAGTGTGGTAGCGACTTTTACATTGATGCAACCGCTGATAGAATTACGTTGTCTCTAAAATATTACGTTAATATAATTCCATTGGACGGATTATCTAATCACGACAAAAGAATTGCTAAACGTTACAACTATTCCGTGTATAACTACGATACAGCCAATAATGTATCATCTGGTTTTAAGACATTTCGACCTTGGGGTGGTCTTACAGGTAGTTGCGATTGGAGTTACTCTATTGATGATATTCTCAAAAGTGATTTTCTTACTGAAGGCATTAGTGTTGATAATGCAATAGGTGGTGTGTTTAAAGTCTTTCTTAAATAGTATGCAGACAAATTGGACTCCAAATAATTCGTGTGTACTCGCAGGTGTTCCTCTTGCAGTTCCATCGAAAGAACAGATAAGCAAACTCTACATGCTTTTCTATTCTATGGTAGGCGGCTTTGCTAAAATTGTCAAGTCTAACATAGATGAAACATTCAAACTGGTATCGGAAGATGAAAAGCTATTTAAGTATGATGTAAAGAGAAGAATGACAGAGGCGAAGGAATTTTCCGATGAACTGATTGACTTGTTCAAAGAACGAATGAAAGCTGACGGCATGTCTGAGATATGGGATAAGCTTACTTTTATCATCAAGTTCAATCTACAAGATGATGTAAGGAAATGCTATTATGCGTTAGATAACCAATTTTCAAAGCATCATATTGAAAGACATAAGATGTACACAATGGTTGTTATGTCTGGAATATTGAGCGGAATGCTTGAATCTTCTGTTTCTGCATTTAAAAAGACAATGGATGAATATAATGGTTCTTGGGCAACCAATATTGCAGAATACTTTATTATTCCAATTAAGGGCGTTCATTCTCGTATGCGTAATGCAGTGGAAGCTATATATCCTGAATCTGTAGATAAGAAAGTGTTTTCAGAGTGCCCTGACAAACTCTCTCTCGGATTCGAAATCATCGGGAAAAAGGTGCTTGATTATAAACGTGCAGAAAAAGCACTCGCAAATGCTTGTATATTCAGTGGTCTTAATCTTGATATAAACGGAATTATCGTAGATGGAGAAGACGCACAAGATAACACTGGCACTCCTTGGAATGAAGCTCAATTAAGAGCATTAAAAACAGGCTATCCAGACTCCTCTAACAAAGATATTGCTAGAATAGTTGGCAGAAGCGTTTACGCGGTCGCTAAACAAGCTAAGAAACTCGGATTGAAGAAATCTGAGGAATATCTCAGAGAAACTAGAATAGCTAACTTAAAACGTAAGAAAAATGAAAAAGATTCCAACGCTGTACACAAAGAACAGTAAAGGTCGCTATCAGGAATACAAGATACCTGACCTTGATATATCGAAAACGTTCTATCGTAAGATAAATGGAAAGTACGAGCCTGTTAGTATGCTCTCGTATAGTCCTCTAGAAGAGGGCGTATGGGTAGTTACTCGCGAAAGTTCAACAATAGAGCATATCCGTGGCACTTACCTTCGTGAGTGCTTTCATCTTGATAAGGCTGCCGACATTGAGCGTTTTCCTCTGTCTAAGATGGGACACATCAAGAAGGTTGCAGAACGTATCATTGATGAGCTGAGACTTGGTAATACAGACACTAGAGTCATGACAAACAATGAACTTATCAAGTTGGTTGTCGGACTTGTTTACAAATACAACGAGGAGGTGTAATTATGGAAGATTTACCTATTGGGTCAGAAATCGTCTTGAAGGTGATTAAGACAGAGAAAGAACAATGTAATGGTTGTTTTTTCGATGAGATATGTAACAATATCTATGAGAATGTTTGCGGTGATTTTAACTGTAGCGCAAGCACAAGAAAAGACGGAAAGAATGTTCAATTCAAGAGAGTGAAATAATATGGCTACAGCAAATTTTGAAATTGGGAATAAAGAATTTGAGGTACGTTTCATACCTGAATCAGGTTATCCTCCAACAAAGAATGAACGTGGTTCTTCATTGGTTGAGTATGATGTAACGACATACAAAGATAATCAGCCAATGATTAAGAAGTTCAATCAAAAGAGGCGTGTTTATTTCGACCTTGAAGGTAATGTTTATAAGGATAAGCAGAGCAACAAGGTATGGTTCAATCTATATAAAGCAAGATAATGGTTATGGAAGAAAGGATTAACATAGTGGAGATACTAAAGAATAAGCCAAAGGGTACTAAGCTTTATGCTGATGCCTTTGGAGAACTTAGTATAGAAGATATATATGCAGAATGTAAAGATGAACTTGGTATTACTCTTTCATCTAAAGATGGAGATGAATTGTTGTTTTACAATGATGGGAAATACAGCATATATGGAGAACCTATATTAGTGCCTTCAAAGGAAATGCGTGACTGGGAGAAGTTTGCTTGGAAGAGGGGTGATGTGTTGGTAAATAGCAGAGGTTTAAAGATACTCTTCGATAGATGGGCAAATGACAACTATACTAGTTTCTATGCAAAGACAATTAATTTGGTAGAAGATGGTTTTCTTGATACCAATTTACATACTTTAGTATCAGAAAAGGAGACGAAATCTTTTATCAAATGTATTGAGGAAAAATTAGGTGGCAAACTTAATCGTGAAACCTTGGAGATTGAGAAGACTCAGCCAGAGTTCAAGGATGGGGATATTGTGTTTATGAAAGGAATTAAAGATGGATATTTTGCAAATTGTATTTTCATCTTAAGAAGTGAATATAAAGATGGAGACGAAAGAGCTTTTTACTATGCTTTCTATAATGCTGACGATAAATTTACTACAGCTGAATATGGCTATACAAGAGTTCATTATAGTCTCCGCCCAGCAACTGACTCTGAGAAGCAGCAACTCTTTGATGCTCTCGCAAAGAAAGGCAAGGCTTGGGATGCCGAGAAGAAACAGATTGTGGATTTGAAGCCAAAGGTTGAGCTGAATCCATTCGATAATGTGTTGGTTAGACATCAAAAAACTGAGGAATGGCGTGCAAATATATTTAGCCATACAGATAAGACAGATGAATATCTTGACTATGTATGTGTTAATGGTAGATGGGAGTTCTGTATTCCTTACATCGGCAATGAATCATTGTTAGGTACAACTAAAGACGTGGATGGTTGATATGGATATAGGATGAATATAAGGCACTTATTGATAATCAAGCTGACAAAGACGAATTAGAGTATTTGAAAGCTTGCCAATATGCTTTAGAATCGTTTAATAGAGTCAGAGGCTTATGCCCTAAGTGTAAAAAGTCCGTTGTAATTTGGGGGTGGGTATGTCCTTGTTGTGGGTATGATTCAAGTGGTGAAGAATTATATAAATATGGTGATTAACAGCCTTCGGGCACAAGAAACAAATCGTATGAAAAAGAAATGTAAGCACCAAACAAATAATGGATGGTGCAAGGCAAGAGGTGGGACTTGTATCTGGTCGGAATATACTCCCGAAGCTTGTCTTAAAAGAGAAGAAGTTTAACCGCCTTCAGGCACAAATTTAAAAATATGACAGAAATAGAATTATACAACAAATTACAAAATGTAGAAGGTCGTTTAAAGATGATGGATTCACAAATATTAGAGCTTCGCAAAAAGCAGAATGGTATAATGAACGACTTTCTTAGTTTGTTACCTTTTCAAGAAGGTGACAAAGTGAAAGATAAAAATGGCAATATCTTTATCATAGAACGTCTAAAAAGAGCCATGTCTCTTGGCAAGAATGAAATCAAGGTTCATTTTTTTATCCGAAAAATAAAGAAAAACGGAGAACCTTACAAAGACGTAAACCAAGCTTGGGGAATTGATTATTTTTCCCTTGAGAAAGTAGTAGAGTAATAACCATCCTGTAATTGATATAAATAAAAAGTAACATGAATACAGAAAAATTAGAAAGAGCAAACATCTTAGCCAAGAGTTTAATTCCTAAAGTAAATGAACTCTTAAATTTGTCTCCAAAATCAATGCGTAGTAGTCTTGCTGATGCTATTTGTGGGCTTTCAGAGTGTGATGAAGAGTTTAAAACAAAATTCAAGCAGCTTCTGAATGAAACAAAACAGAGATTTCAGAAAGAGTTTGATGAGATTTAGTAACTAACCGTCCTTATAGGACATAAATATAAGTGATATGTTAAAAGCTATGTTAAGTCAGCCAATGGCTAGAAAAACAGACGAAGAAATCGTAAGCTGGCTGAATCAGCACATTTTTTTTGAAAGTGGGTACGATATTACTGAAGGACCATTCCCATTACCGGCAACTATTGGTGAGGGGTTTAGGTTTCAATCATTAGATTTTTTCAATAAAAATGTGGTTGACTATGTTACAAAAGCCAGCCGTAAAAATGGTAAGCGTTTGTTACGTTTTAGAATTTCAACTTTTATCGGGTTATGTGGAGGAGCCTGTCATTATTTCTGTAAGGCATATTCAGCAATTCACAACACAGATGTCAATGATGCATCACATTATATCAGTGGATATATTACAGATGTAGATGACAAGGCAATAGATATTCCGAGTGAATCTCGTTCCCTTGCATTTGATATTGGCGTTCCTTTAACGAAGGAAATGATACAAAGAGATATGGGACATTATGAATACTCAGAAGTTGGCGATTGTGGCACAGCGTTACGTTCCAAAGATGACTTTTATGAAGTCATTGAAAAGCTAAAAGAAGTGTTTGATATGGAACAATGGAGTTTTGAAATTGATGAATAACATTAACTAGGTAAAACTATGAACAAAGAAATAAAACATTACACAGAAACAAAAGCAATTAAGGCAATGCCTATGACAATGGGAAGCCTACGAGCGCAAGCTTTTGAAATGGTAACAGAGTAACTAACCACCCTCTCCCTTTTACAGGAGAGGGTAAAAAGAAGAAAAGGGATGATAAGACAATCAGGAATAAAAACAGAAAGAATCAGAAGCGGAATGTACCAATTATATTACAAACACCACTCGCCAATAATATTAAGAGTTGATAATATCGGGTGGCAGGCTATACTTCCTTCTGGTGGATTTGCAAATGCAAGAACAAAAGCACAATGTGTTATACTTGCATGTTTGGAAATTGATAAAACAGAACCAATAGAGGAAGACCTTGCTACAGGCAAATATGTTAGTTGGTGGCAAGATGACCCTATGTTTAAGGCAAAGGAGGATAAGCAATGAGTAAAGAAAAAGCTATCGATTTTATTAAACGTGCCCAAGGACAACTATCTAAGGGTTTTATTTCTTATAGATTCGTTAAGATGGCTCTTAACAATATTGATAAGGCACTTAAAGAGTTGGAGGGTTGATATGAAAATCTTGAAGCGATTAGTATATGTGTTACTTATGATTCCTATATGTACTATAGTATTCGTAATTGAAGGTTCTTTGTTGCCTTTAATCATACCAGAAATATGGGTAATAACAGGAAGTACTATATTACGAGTGAAAGAAACTAAAGAATGTGAATCATTCTATGTATACACTATTACTCAGATAGTGTATTATAGTATGGATAAGTATTTAACTAAATTATTAAAGCTATGAATAGAATTGAAGCTAAAGAATTTTATCCTTTCTTGCAAGCTTTTGCAGAAGGCAAGATAATAGAAACAAGAAGAAAACCGAGTGCCATAAAAGGTACAAGTGTTCCGAATAATTGGACGGAAATGACAGAGATTGAGTTTTGGAATAATACAGAGTATCGCATCAAGCCAGAGTCTACCTACCGCCCTTTCAAGGACGCAGAAGAGTGCTGGGCAGAGATGCAAAAGCATCAGCCGTTTGGGTGGGTGAAGGATAAGGACACACAAAAGTTTTTAGTATGCAAGGCTCTTGGGAAACTTTTTTTCATAGGTATTGAAGATAAACCTTATAACTACAAGGAGGTATTAAGAGACTATACCTTTGCCGATGGCACTCCATTTGGCGTAGAAGTGGAGGAATAGTTATGGGAGTATCAAGGAGAGCCTATCAAGAATTGATAGACGGAGATATAGAATGGCTTCTTAGACAGCCTAGAGACCTCGAAAGAGACCATATAGAGGCAGTGCTAAGAAAGAGTGTTGAACTTTTATACGGAAAGGAGAAATAGCTTATGTATAGACCGATTACAATGTATCAGATTGTTTGCGATAGATGCGGAGAAGTATTTGGCGGTACAGATACTTGCTCTGCACTATTCCACGACAAAAGTACTGATATTGAAGACTTCTCAAACTGGAAGATGATTGATGGTAAACACTATTGTCCTGTGTGCGATGGGGTGAGGTCATTAATGGAGTGTATACCTTTAAAGAAAAAATAGTTATGGCAACCTATAGAATAGTAGACATGTATCGCAAAAGTAAGGCTGTTAAAGGCATACATTACGATTCTCAGGATAATCCAATACTTGCTTATCGTGTAGATAAGAGACATTCGTTGTTATTTGGACTTATCCATTATTGGGACTATGGCGCATATAACCTTTGCCCAACGTATTTGTTTTCTTCTATCGGTAAAGCAAAAGAAGCTATATTGAAGGTAGATAAAAGTAAAATAATAACAATTTTATATGAATAGCGTATGAAAGCAGAAAATATCAAGTTCAAGGCTAAACGTCTTGACGGAAAAGGATGGGTTTGCGGATATTTCTACGAAGAGAATGATAATACATACATCATTGAGAATCGTCAGAAAGAAAGCAAGTTAAACAGAAATCTTACTTATCAGGTTGACCCTTCTACAGTCTGTATGTCCACAGGGCTGACAGACAAGAATGGTGTAGAGGTATGGGAACACGACCTTTTAACAAAGGATGGCTCAGTAATCTATGAGGTTGGCTATGAAGGTTGTGGATTCAAAGCTTCTATTAAAGGAGAAGATGAGTTTGATTTAAATCTTGTTGCCGTATGTAAGTATGATTGTATTTGCGGAAACAAGTTCGACAGAAAGGAAGGTGAGAAAAATGATGAAGAAAAGAACATCTAGGATACTCATTATAGTCTTTTCCTGCATTATAATGGGATATTTTCTCGTTGGAACAATCCTTAATCCATCTGTTTATGAAGTGACAAGATGTTTTTTGTTTGGATTGTTCTTGGGATATTATACATATTGTTTATATAGCATTTATGAAGGAGGTGAGAAATGAAGATTAGACTAGCAAAGAAGATAATGAGGCGCAATACGCCTTATTGGATATTTCGTTATCTCTGCTATAATCGCATATTGTTACCAGGAGCGGGATATAAAGTCGATTTCAAAGACCACCGCATCACCAAGACGATAAGTTTAATAAGTAAAAAGAAGAAAAATGAGAATAAAAGATACTGACACTTTTGTGGATTTAAGTAAAGAAGATAAGGATGCTTTAGATACTTGGGCACATTATTGTAAACAACATGAAGGTTATGAAAGAAATGAAGAAGGAAACTAGACTAAAGGTATATCGTATGTATGATGGTCATTGTGCCTATTGTGGCAGGACTATAGAGTACAAGGATATGCAAGTAGACCATATTGTTCCCAAAAACAGAGGAATGTATTCCAGATGGGATGAGAAACAAGGCAAGTTCGCAGTAACTCAAGGCGAGGATAGCTTAGAGAACTATATGCCAGCTTGCCGTGCTTGTAACTTCCGTAAGAGGGATATGACCTTAGAACAGTTCAGAGCAGAAATAAAGAGGCAGGCGGTTGGCTTGCTAAGTGGCGCTGCCAAGTTTCAAGTGAAGATGAGTATTGCCTATGGTCTTATTATTCCTCAGTTCGACAAGAAGGTAGTGTTTTATTTTGAGAAAGTTAAACGTAAAGATTAAGAAATATGAATGAGTTTACAAAGATTTTCGCAAAGACAATAGAAGATGAAGCTATCAA